ATTCGACGGATGCCAGAAGTCCCCGCCTCGAGACACGGGGATGATGTGGTCTGTGCATTCAGCCGCCACCAGTCGACCCTCTTGCCAACATCGGCTGTGCTCCGCGTGCATGGTGCCGTCCGCGCGCTCTCCACAGAACGGGTGCACCGTGAGCCATACCTGGCTGTACTGGCTCCACCGGTACGTATAACCGCGCTGCTGAGCGGTCCCTCGAGCTGTGTCTTGCTGCCGTGCATGCGCAGAGCAACGCCCGGCTTCCACCACAGCGGAACACCCGGGCTGCGCGCAGGGCCGAAGGGCCGCCTTGGGCATCACCGTTGCTCCACCACGAGCCGAATAGAACGTTCTTTGATCTGCGGGGGCGTCTCGCTCGTGGTGATCTTGTTGGCGAGTTCAAAGAGTTGACCGAGCGAGGTATCGCCGCCCGCAATCACGCGGATTTGCGTGATCCGGTTCCCGGCTAGGACGCTGGGATTGTCTTTCGTCACGCCGGTCGCCCCCGCCGGATTGAGCGCCGTGAGGGTGAAGATGCTGTTCGTGATCGTCACGCCGTTTGCCAGGTGCTGCGCCCCCCAATCCCAATTCAAGACAGTGGAATCGTTCGGATCCATCGTGATCAGCGCGCCGTCTTCTACCGTCAAGCTCATAACGGATCGACCTCATTGACATCGGCGCGCGGTTGCACGATCGCGGTGTCCTGGCCGACAGGAACGGTGTCGATGTCCGCTCGAGCCTGCACGGCGGACGCGTCTTCTCGTATCACGATGGTCCCCACATCTGCACGCGCGAGCACGATGTAATCCGCGAAGGCCGGCAGGATGACGCCTGATTCAGCCGGTGAGCACCAGAGGAACGACCCCGCATGAAGAGCTTGGGCACGAACTTGCTGTTGACTCGCTGAGAGGGCGCGCAGACCACTGATCGGCTGATGCCACGTCTCGGGTTGAACGAGCAGCGGGCCTGCCGTGAGATCAACCGCCTGCCAATAAAACCGTGCGCCAACACGCGCCGTCCGTTGATGCCGCGCGATCTGTGCGGATCTGAGTGAGGACAGACCTGCGATCGGCTGCGTCCATGTTTCTGGCTCGGCGGGTAAATCGCTGACGGATTGCGAAAGGCCCTGGGCGAGGCCGGCTCGGCGCGTGAGGACGCGATTCGCGCGGCCGAGTAAGGCCGTGCCCGCGATCGGCGAGCTCCAGGTATCCGGCTCGATGACCAGAGGCGTATCGCCACTGGATTCAGCGAGTGCCTGCGCCAGCATGGCGCGGTTCGCAAAGAGACGATTCGCCCGCGCGAGCGCGGTGGTGCCAGGAATCGATTGGATCCAGGTGTCAGGCTGGCTCGCCAGCGGACCAGTACTGAGATCAACCGCTTGCCAGGAGAAAAGTGCGGTGGCGCGGATCGCCCGCTGCGCGAGCCCTCGCTGACTCTGGCCGAACGCGGATTGTCCGGCGATGGGCGGCGTCCACGTATCCGGCTGAACGATGATGCCGGTGTCTGTGATCGACTGATAGAGCGGTTGCGAAAGCCCGACGCGTGCCGAGAAGCGCCTGGCGGCGCGCGCAAGCGCCTCGGTTCCTGTAACTGGCTGCAGCCACAGGTCGGGCTGTGTCGCCAGCGGGCCATCCACGTCCTCTGGAAGGGTCTGCCACAGCGCGAGCTGCTCGACGATTTGCCGCTGACGGAGGGAGGCACGCCCACGAAGTGCCCCAACGCCCTGGATTGGCTGCGACCATGTCTCCGGCTCTATCGTGACGTCTTCAGGCGTTTGCCACAGTCGCCCGAGATTCGAGGCAATGCCCTGCTTGGCCCTCGCACGCTGCGCAACCTGTCCGACCCCTTGAACGGGCTGGACCCACGTATCGGGCTGGGTACTGAGTGGGCCGTCGACATCCTGTGCCGTCGTCCAGAGCAATGAGGCGAGGAGTGCCGCGCGGCTCCGTCCGGCCTGCTGCGCGAGCCGGAGACTCGCCTGTCCACTAACGGGTTGCGTCCAGACATCACTAACGGCGAGGACGACCGGATCTTCGGGGAGCGTTTGCCACAGTGGCGCTTGTTGGGCGAGTTGCGTCTGTCGGAGCGTGGCGCGGGAACCGATCGCGCGCGCGCCTTGCACGGATTGCACGACCGTGTCCGGCTGCGTCGCGAGTGGCCCGTCACTATCTTCTGGAATCGTCTGCCAGAGCGGCGTCTGTTGAACGAGTTGCCGTTGACGCAGGGCCGTCCGCAGGCGGAGGCTCGCCGTGCCCGATGTCGGTTGCGACCACGTCTCAGGTTCGGTCGTGACGTCTTCTGGGGTCTGCCAGAGCCGACCAAAGCCGCTGACCGTGCGCTGCCAGGCTCGCGATCGCTGCGAGAGCGAAGCGCTGCCTTGCACCGGTTGCGTCCAGGTGTCGGGCTGGACGGCGAGCGGTCCATCGGTCAGGTCGTCGTATTGCCAATCGAAGAGATTGCCGGATTGCTGAGCACGTTGCGCGAATGCGCGCTGGGCCTGGCGTAGTGCCCTGACACCATCGACCGGACTCGTCCAAGTATCTGGTTCAACCGCAACAGGGCTATCCGTGACCGTCTGGTAATAGCGTTGCGCGCGAACGGCGGTCGCTCGGAACTGTCGAGACCCTTGCGCGAGCGAAGCGGTTCCTTGCGGTGCCTGCGTCCAGGTCTCGGGCTGGGTTTGTTGAATATCAGGTGCCGATTCGACGGTCGTGGCGAAGACAAGAGAGGCAGCCAGGACTGCCACGCGCCAGCTGCTCGCGCGCGATCGCAATCCGCGCGTCCCTTGCACATCCTGAGGGGGATCAGCCGCGACCGGTCCGACGACTAGGGTGTCGAGTACCGGAAGCCGCGCCGGCGGTCTGCGAAACGGGAACCGATAGACGAACCGCATGTACCTATCCGAGCTCCTCGACCCAGGCCGTCGCCCTGAACGTGATGGCATCCGCTGGCGCCGTGCACGTCACGACCAGCCGCTCGCCGTTGACGGCTTCGGGCGCCTCCTCTGGCGCGAACGCGATGTCATAACCGATGCGGATGTTCATCACGTCCTCCATCAGCGTGACCGGCGAGCCGCCGGTGGCCTTGGTGGTGTTCATGGTTTCGGCGGTGACGCCGGCAGCAGTGTCGGTGGAGTTGAGCGGCTGCGGCGTGGTGGCCGAGCCACCGCTGCCCGAGGTGCTGTGGGCGCGGATGATGGTGATGCCGAGCTGCTCCTCCTCGGTGGTCGGCTCGGTGGTCTGGGCGATGCGCACCCGCCGCAGACGGATCGGCTTGGCCGAGTTGGGATTGAACTCGAAGAAGTCGAAGGCCGCTGCCGGTGAGGCCACGCCCGCGATGACGACGGTATACATGCGTCCAAACAAGGTTTACTCCAGACTCTCAAAGAAGACGGTGTAGGAAACCGTCACGCCGCTCGGCGACGGAAACAAGCGCATCAGAAAGCGGTTCGTGGAGTTCTTCACGGACGGCGCTTCGTCTGGTGCGAGGTTTAAGTCGTAGGGGATGCGCGAGTTCACCGCATCTTCGACCAGTGATGTGCCAGCACCGAATGCGTTGCTGGCGCTGATTGGCCCAGTCACCGTGAATACGGCCGTTGCATCGGTGGAGTTCAGAGGGATCACACTCTTGGCACCACCCGCCGCCGCGCCCCCAGAGCCGCGCTCGATGGTCAGACGCATGAGCGTCTCGACGGTCGGATCGCTCACGGTGCAGTTGATGGTTAGGCGGCGCAGCCGCACATCTCGGGTCGTCGCGGTGGACAGCAATTGGATGTACGTCGCAACCCCATCGCCATTGACCGTGCCACTGACCGTGAAGCGCCGACCGATGGAGAGTTCGCGGCCCACCGCTACCTCCGAAGCCTCGCGCGCTGGCCTTCAGACTGGCGATGACACACCAGATCAGCGTTAAAGAGTCCCTTGAACACCATGACGCCAGCCTCGCCGATGACCGCCGCGCCAGACACTGTCGCGACCGCGTTGTAGCTGGTGGCGATCGACGCAGTAGGCAGACTAAACAGAACCCACGTCGCATCCACGTCTTCGACCACACCAGTCGCCGAGCTATTGACTTGCTCCGTGCTCCATGTGCGCCCAGTTGCGTCTACTGCACAACCAGCCACGACAAGGCCTGGTGCCTTCGAGGCTGTCGGCGTGACTGTCGGCGTGGTGTGCGTGGTGCCACTGGCTGTGAGCTGGCAGTTCTCAGCGGCCAACGGCGACGCGTCGAACGGCCCCTGATACTCCACCATCACGCAGTTGGTGGGCGAACCGCTCGCGGGGCTGATTGCGCCGGTTTCGGTTCCGGCGCTGATCTTCCACGACATCTGCATGCCACGAGCGCTGCCGCCAGAGGCCGATACCGCCGTGCCGCCGTTCCACCCGCTCGGCGCCGTGAAGGTAACGCTGGCGGTGGATGCCGCCATGAACACCAGTAGGTTGCCGGCAACTGGTGCGCCCCCGAACGTCGCACTGGTAGTGCCGCTGGCCGACTGGACATTCGCGCCGAACGACATCCACTACAGCCCCGCGCCCGCGACGAATTGCAGCGGGCCGGCCAAGCTATTATTTTTCTGCCGCCGCGGATTGTGTGCGCCGTCCCAGAACAGGAAGGTCGTGCAGCTCGCCTGCGGATACCCAGCCGCGAACCACGCCGCGCTGTCGAGCGTGACATATGCATAGTTCTGGAAGGTGTTCACGCCAGGCGTGACAGGCGAATTCGCCGCGGCAATCTCCGAGAACACTTGCATGCCATTCGCGGTGCAGGTCACATCGACCCAGGCGAGCACGGAATCACCGCCGCAGCAGTCGTTCAGTGGCGACGTTTGCGTATAGAACCGCATCTGCTGCCCGGCCGTCGGCGTCGCGTAGGACCCGTCGACGAAAAACGAACCGGTCACCGCATCGGCGCGGCCTTTGGCGGCCGCGAGACTGACCAAGAGCGCGAGGGCGAAGATGAGTCGAGAGATCTTCATGTGGTGATGTCCTTCAATGAGTTGATCGCACAGAAAGTCCAAATGGAAGCAATGCCCGTCCCCGACCGGCGATCGAGGACAGGCTGGTGGCCAAGAAAGCGCTTACGCTTCCTGGAGATTGATCGTGGGATCGAACGTGACGCTCGCCGTGTTGGCTTTGGTCGCGATCTCCAACTGGCCGTTCGCGCCGGCGTTTGGTGCCATCGCGTACCCGTCGTCGACTTCGAGGGCGACCCATCCACCCATGCCGCCGGTCTGCGCGAAGCCGACCGCTTGCTGCTGAATTGGGGTGGCGCCAGGCGTAATCGCCGTGGCGTCATCGAAGGCCGTCGTATCGGCCGCGCGATTCAAGGTGCCCTTCTTCGACGCGGGGGTGTTCGCCGTGCCACCCGATCCGATCGTGCCCGGGCGAATGAGATACATCGCCGCACCACCGGCCGTGCCGAACCGAGACGCCGCGAACATGCCCATGATGCGGGCGATCTGTTGGTTGGCGATGGTGGCAAAGCGGAAATGTGTGCTCAGCGTGTTCCCTGAGCCGTTCGTGGTACAGGCCGAGCCTGGCGTGCCGGGGGTCTTTGAAACCGAATAATAAAACGGCAAAACGCTACCCTCCTCCGATGTTGTGGCCTCGCGGCCCTTGAACGATCTCACCCGGTAATTCGATCGCGGCCACTGGTTTGCCGTGGGTGGCCACGCAGTCATCGCAGAGACAAAAGACGTACGCGGCCCACTCTTTGGAAATCATTCCGTGTGGCTTCCCGCAGTTGACACAGAAAACTTCCTCCATCCAGCCGAGCAAAACGGACCGTTTCTCATTGCGGCTCCGCTTGGCCCGCGCATCGGGTTCTTCTTTCGCAACGTGTTGCCAGGATCGATGCAGGGGCATTACTCAGCGCCGCCCGCTAAAGAATCGTTTGAGGCGTGGGGCCGTGTCAGGGATGTGAATGCCAACTAGAGTGCCAGAACTCGGATCAGCTCGCCCTGCTAGATGTTGTATCTCACGCAGATTTCAGCTTGACCGATGACCGATCGAAGCGCTCCACCGTGCTCCATCGCGTTCCGCAGTCCAAGCATTTACGCCGGCGCCGGATGGCTTCGGTCGCGCTTTCCTCGATGGCGATCGCTGGCCGTGAATTGATGACGCGACTGGACTGTCCGCCGCAACCTGGACATGTGAACTTGGCCAGGCCGTCGCGCGTCACGGCAGCTTACCTCCGAGCATCATCGGCCGGATGCTGGCCAGGACGGCCGACCTGGTCATGCGCGGGAGCTCGGCCTCGAGGCGGTGAGTGAAGGCCTCGCGACTGTCGATGTTAATCCACCAGGACGTCGACGGGATGAGGTCCGCGGTCGTGGGTCGGTGGATCGGTGGACGGTCTCGCGTGGGCTCGGTCTCTTCCCACTCGCGCAGGGCATAGCGTCGAACGCGAGTCGGGCCGAACGCCTTGATGCGGCCAGCGTTCAAGAGCGCCTTCAGATGTTTGAACAGCCGTGGTTCCTGCTCGTGGAGCTGGACGCGCAGCTCCCACTTCATGAGCGGCCCTGAGGTCAGCGCGTCAAGAATCGCCTGGTCGAGGACAGGGCCTAACCGTGATGACACTGTGACCACATCGTCGACATCGTCCTTGATGACCGGTCGAGCTCGTGGTGTACCTGGGAGATGGACGCCCATCACTGTCTATCCATTCCACACCACGTCGAATTCCTCACCGTTGACGATGCGGGTTTCACGCGGTCGTTCCGCTGGCTCAGCCCGAACGAGCGCTGATTCTTTCTCCGCGAGCCGATCGCGTTCACGCTCAAATGTCGTTCGGTTATCCAGGCCGATCTCGCGCTCGCATTGGCGACAGAGTCCATGCGACTGCGACCACCGCCCAGACTTACAGCGTTGGCAGCGCCGATTGTTGAGGAGCTGTTCAAAGCTCCTCCTTCGCCGGTTTCGGCTGGCTCTTCGTCTTACCCACGTGCACCAGGCGGTTGAGCGTGGCACCGGTGGCCGTGAGCGCTCCGCTTTTCAGAAATGGGTTCATCTGATAGCGCAACTTGTGCAGGTCAATCGCGAGAGCATCCGCCAGCGCGCCTGGCTTCATCGACCCGCCATGCTTATTGAGCACGCCGACGATGGCCTGCAACTTCGAATCGTCAGGGAGGCTCCGAGGCGCTCGACGGCTCACCGTTGGCCCGCGCTTTGCTTCGTTCGTTCGTTCGTTCGTTCGTTCGTTCGTTTTATGTGCCTCTTCGCCTTGCGTCCGGCTTTAGCCGGACCAATCGGGACGATTGCCGCCGCAGAATGTGGGAACTCGCGTTGAAACCATCTGAGGTTTTCGACCAGACCGGTCAGTTGACGAATCTTGCTCTCGCAATCGGCAATCGTCGCTTCAAGATGTGCGCTCATCGAACTTTCTCCAATCGTCGCTTCTGTGCTGCGGTGCTCATGCCGTGGCGATCACCCGTTGGCGTGCGGCCGTGATATTTCGCGTCCGCCGCGTTTTCGAGCTTTGTGCCCCAAGCCAGATTTCTCGCTCGGTTATTCAATTTGTCGCCGTCCAGATGACGCGCCTCGCAATCTGGCGGCTTCGGACCGTGAAACGTCGTGGCGATCAGGACGTGCACGCACTTTCGTGTTCGTTTACCAGCGACAAAGAGACCGACCGTTTGATATTTGCCCGGCAGATGTGTCTGTGTGATTAGTCTTGGTGCGCCGTATTTCAGCGACCAGATTTGCCCGGAGTCATCAGCCTCGTAATCAGGAAAGCCAGGTATAGACCTTCGTTCACTCATGACAAGGCCTCGAAGAGATCGGCCAGGCGCACGCCACCCTTGCTCGGGTAGTCAATGACCCCGAGTGAGCGCAGTGACCCGACCGTGTTGTTGAAATGTCCGTTGACGGTGTACCGCGTCGCGGCCGCGAGCTCCTCGCGACTGATGTCCTGGCCGGCTGCGACGATCGCTTTGAAGATGCGCTGCTGCGGCTCGGTCCGGAGCACCGCGAGTACGCGCTCGATCAATTCGTCGCGGGTCGGTCCCTCTTCTGGAGCGTAGGCGGCCGCGGCGCCGGCGGTCGTCAGCCGGATGCCTCCGCTCGAGGGATAGTCGACCAGGTCCTTGCTGCGCAACGCGCCGACGGTGTTGTTGAAGTGACCGTTCACCGTGTAGCGCGCGACGAACGCGACTTGAATCCGCGTCGGTTCTTCCACGCCGGCGGATCGCCACCAGGCGAGCGCGTCGAGGATGCGCTGTTCGGCCTTGTTGAGATCTCCCGCCACACCCGGCCTGTCAGACACTCTCGGCGCTCGCGTTTCAGCCGGGCGCGTCGCGGCCGAGGATCGGCTAGTGGGAATGGCCCTCGTGCTGACAGGGTGGCGGCTGATGGCTTGCGCTGGCTGAACTGTGGCCAGCTTGTCGAGGATTTTCCTGATCCCGATGCGGTCGAACAACTGCTCGAGCATCCCGGCCTGCTCAAGCGAGACGGTCCGAATAGTTTGAAGATATTCAGCGATTGCCTTCTGTACGAGCCGATCGAGTCGGACATCTGCTTGCTCGAGCACAAAAGCACTGCTCTTCATGCTCTCCGCGATCGCGCCGGTCCACTTCTCGAGCAGCGCACGATCGGCGTCGGTCAGAATCGGCTTCGACGAATTTGTCCCGGTCGGGACAATTTGTCCCGGCTTGGACAATTCCTTCTTAAGATCTGCGATCTGTTTCCGGAGCTCGCGCGGGTCGTCGGCCTTCGCCTTCTCGATCGTCGCGGCCATCTGCCCCTTGAGCGCGTTGAGATCGACGTCGGCGAGGTTCTTCGGTTCGACCGGCTTAACGCCTGGCGCCGGCGACGCGCCTGAATCGAAGGTCTCAATCGGCAGGACGTGCACACGCTTGAAAATGCCCTCGACGGTCGGCCAGCCAGGCGACCAGAACCACGCATCGCCGGTCGGGAGCGACGGCAGTGAATCCATCAACGTCCGGCCCTGCTCCTCATCACCGTGCACATCGATCCACGCCTTCATCGCCGCCAGATCCTGCGGCGCGATGGTCCGGAGCACGATCAGGACCTGTGCCTGGGTCAGCACATTCTTGTTCAACACGGCCGACCGCTGGGTGACCAGCACGCAGCCGATCCCGCGCTGGCCGCCGCGGCGTACGATGTCCTCGGCGGCGCCGAGCATCCGCTCCTCGCCCTTCTGCGGTTTCTGCGGTGCGACGGCGTCGGCCTCATCGATCACCAGCATCACCGGCGTGCGATAGACCTCCTTCGCTTTCAGCCGGTAGAGGTTCTCGAGGAAGGCCGTCATGAACGTGGCGACTTCGTGCTTGCGAAAGAGCGAGAGATCGAGCAGCACACTGACGCGTTCCTCGACGACCAGCTTCGCGACGATCTCGCCAGAGATCGATTCGAGCGGCACATCGCCGCGCTCACCGCCCAGAATCACAATCGGCAGGCCTGGCGCTTTCCCGTCGGCTGCCGACCGTAATCCCCACTGATCGCCTTTCGGGTCGACGAGCACGACTTGTTGTCCGGCCTTGAAGAGCTGCTCGACCACGCGGCGCATCGTGTACGACTTGCCGGCGCGCCGTTTCGCGAGGATCGCGATCGTCTGCGTAACGGTCTCGAGCGGCAGTGAGAGATGGTCGGCGAGTTTCAGCGATCGAGGCGTCATGCCGCGCGGTCCTCAAGGTAGGAACGGCAGAGGGCGGTCGCGAGACGGCGCGGCACGGCGTTGCCGATCTGTTTCTTTTGCTCGGTTTTGTTCCCGGCGAACCAATAGGGATCAAGGCTTGTGGCGCGGGCGAGCTCATGTGTCTCGAACATTCGGACGCGAATGTCCAGCATCTTGCCGTCCACCACGACCGGTTCGACGAGTTGGAATCGATCTTTTGTGGTGATCGTCGGCAGCGGCTCTGTGACACGGTGCACGTTTGTGGTGCCGTAATAGCAGGCGATGAACGCTTCAACGAGCAGGTGATGATTGCCGGATGTCGCGATCGTCGTGAGTGGATGATCGACCGTTCTCGGCGATGTATGATTCCGCATCGTCACGACGAACGGTTCGATGATGCGTACGGCGCCGTCAGTCGTGATCGTCGGCAACGGACACTTCACGGATCGCGCGACACCACCGCCAGCTTGCGCCAGTACGAACGGCTCGCCCCAGAACCGACGAATACCCTCTGCGATCCGCGCCAGCGTTTTGGCTGTCAGTGGCTTCGGCCGGTTGTAGATGCTTCGCCCATTCAGCGACCAGTCGATGATCTCGCTCGCCGGCCGCCACGGCAACACGCGGCCGAACAACGAATCGGGGCGTTCGCCATGGCTCGGCGTGGGCCAGTCGATGTGTTTTCGGCCCTTCCGCGCTTGGACGAACAGTCGTTCGCGGGTAGTGGCATCCCCGTAGTCAGCAGCAATGAGTGTGCGGTATTCGACGCGATACCCGTGTGCCTCAATCGCGTGCAGCCACGCCTTGAACGTCTCGCCGCGCCGTGACTTAATGGGGCGCCCGGTTGCGCCGAGCGGTCCCCATTTCATGAACCGTGGAACGTTCTCGACGATCAGTCCATCCACCTGCAGCGCATCCAGCCACCGCGGGACATGCCATGCTGATGCCCGTCCTTGCTCGCTCAACGGTTTTCCGCCCTTGGCTGGCGAGTGATCGATGCACTCTGGCGAGGCTACGAGAAGATCAAGGCGGCCTCCAGGGATGACTATCCTCGGGTTCACACTGTCGAGCGTTTCGCAGAGATGCCTGGCGCGCGGATGGTTCAGGCGGAATGTTTCGATCGCCTTGTCCCAGTGATTTATACCGATCACATCGAGGCTGAGGCCCAGATCGACGCAGGCATATTCGAGCCCTGACGTCGTGCCACCGGCGCCGCAGAAGAGATCCGCTGCGAGGATCTTCTTCACGCGGGCACCTTTTTCTGTTCGTCGGCGAGTCGTAACATCTCGCGCGCCTGATCGCGGATATAGCCAGGCACGAGGCCGCCAGCGAGGCACGAGGCGCCGGCTTCGTCGGTCTTGAATTCAAGCACGCAGCTGTCAGGCTCAATGTGAAGATCGCGATTGAACGCGGCACTCTCGATGTCCGTCGGTCCGGCCGGCTCTTTTCGCTGTAGCTCGTTCGGCCACGTCCAAATTTCGTAGCCTGGAATCACGCAAGCCTCATAGAGCAGCAGCACGCAATCCTTCGGGTACGGTTGCTTGTGGCCCACGAACGTGATCCGACCGTTCAGGAGCAGCACCCGGGCTTTGGTGTGGACCCAGTCTCGCCACCAGTTCGCACCGACGCCGGCTGGCACAAGCATCGCGGTATGCGCGCCCTGGCGGGATTCCTCGAACGCCTTCTGCGCCCAGGGACGCAGATCGCTGAAGGGTGGATTCAGCCAGTTCCAGCCGTCGAACACCCACGATTGCACGAGCGCATTCGACCGCTCGGAATAGAACTGCTTCGCGATCGTGTTTGATTGCGACGCCGCGAGATCGACGATGAACGATTCGATGCCGAGCCGGCGCTTAACCGCCTCGAGGAACACCTTCGGCGTCCGCACGGCCTGCTTTGACGTGCCTGGCTGCTGGCGCGGCATCGACTTGGCCATTTACCGAAGCCCGAGCTCCTGGGCGCCTTCGATCATTTCGGCATGGTCCGCTTCGCGCTGGTCCATATCGAACAGCGGCAGCGGCTTCGGATGCGTGAACTCCTTCACCAGGCCGAGCAGATGTTCGGTCGCGCCATCGAGTGATTTCTTGGCGATTTTCGCTTCTTCCGATTTCTTCGCGAACGCCGCCTGCTCGCGCGTGACCTGCTCGTACGCCTCTGCCAGTTGTCTCAGTTGTGAAGCCGCGAGCTCGTCGTTGATGATGGTCTCGCCGAGTTCCTCCACCGCTTTGCGCATCGCTTCGCCGATCGAGACTTTCTCTGGCGCGACCTCCGTCGACGTTGGCAGATCGCCATTGCCAGGGATCACATTCGCGCGGCCGACTCTGGGCGCTGGCGCTTCATCGGCGGGAGTTCGACGACGCAGCGCCGACACACGCCGTCCGTCGGCATGGCCGATCGCTTTCGGCATGCGGCGGCCGGATCCATTCGTGGCTTTCTTGGCAAACTTCTTTTTCATGATCAACCCACTTTCGAAAAGAGCGATGCCGGGTCGGCGATCGCCATGACACTGATTTCCGCCCGCGGTGATTCGCCAGGCCGCGCATAACACTTCCTCGCCGTGATCTCCGTCACGAGCGCATCGTCGCGAAATACGACGCCGGTCATCGCGTCCTTGCAACTCCTCACGAGCTTGTCGAGGTCCGGCTTCTTGATGTGGGGAACGATCTTGTTTTTGATCGCCTTTGGACGTGGCAGGTAAAACACCACAGTCAGCGCAGCCGGGCCGTCGATGAGCCGAAAATCGTTCGCCATCCCGATCGCGGCGCCGGCGGCTTCGGCGACGAGCTGCTGCCAGCCTTTGTTCTTGCTGTTGTCGGACGTCACGATGGCGCGTTTCCACCCTTTCGGGATGAAGGCTTTCGCGGACCCCTTGGGCTGCGGGATGCCGTGCGCGCAGAAATGGAGCGTCATTCCCCTGAAGCCTTTGCCTTGAAGTCCAGCGGCAACATGCCGGCGGTGAAGCGGGCGAACGGCAACCCTTGGCGGACTGGCTTGATCGGCAGTGATGGCAGCTCCAATGGGACCGCTTCGCCGGCGCACTCTCGGCATCGGACCTTCGGCTTCGTCCAGTGCTCAGAGCGCAGCTCGAGATACGGCTGCTCGCGGTAGATACCGTGGTGGCAGAGGCCGCAGAGCATCTCGAAGTCCGCGCGCTTCCAAGTCCTCACGAAGCCTTCGCCTTTCGCGCCAGGGCTTGCTCGAGCGCAGACCCGACGATCTCGGCGTCATACTGCAGGCCATGATCCGCACAGGCCTGCTTTGCCAGGTATTTCAAATCGGCAAAGCCTTCGCCGGGATGTTTCTTGACGAGGTCGAAGATGAGCGCTCGAACGGCTTTCGGGTTTTGGTTCTTCGGTTTCTCTGGCAGGTCTGGCCGCGGCGCAGCCGTCGGCGCTTTTTCCTGATCCTGATTCCTGATCTCTGATCCTGTTGTACCTGCTCCTGATCTCTGATCCTGATCCTGATACTGGCTTGGTAGCCCCTTCGAAGCCCCTTGTAAGGGACCAGATATGGTGTACGGGACCGCGATCCCTTGTGGTTCGCGTCCATTTTTGAGACGCAGGGTCGTGTGGTTGCGCGTGAAAAACTCGCCGAGGAATGGATTGCCGTCGATGCCGTGATACAGCTTATTGACGCCGACCACGCGTCGATCGTCAGGATGGAGAGCCTCGCCGGACTTCAGGCCGAGCCGGAATCTGGCCATCTGGAAGACCCAGACGTGGCAGCTGGCGGCATCGTACGTCGCGAATCTGGTCGCCTGGCTCGAGGCGAACCCGCGCTCTAGCGCCTTGGCACCCAGACCGGTTTCGTACCGGACATCGTCGATATTGAGGCGATACAGCCCAATCATGTTCGCGTGTCGATTCGTCGCCAGATAGAGCGCCAGAAGCTGCGCGTCTTTGCCCCCGCATTCCCTGAGCTCACGACCGGTTCGACCGGTCCAGAACTCGGGAAAGATGACCCCGTAATAGCTACTCACCGATCGAATGGCGCTCCGACGCCAGCATGTGAACAGATCCAGCACACGCCGTTATCGATAAATTCCGGTCGATGCAAGCACGCCTGGCGTATTACCGTTGACGAAATAGCTGACTCGCCATACCACCACCGGTGCAAGCGGTCCCGATACTCCTCGATAGTCAGCGTCTCAGCGCCGCGTTCGCTCGATACGTCCCACCAACCGATCAATCCGTCATCGAGCCGACGAAGTAGCCACACGGTGCATCTAGGCAGCGCGGAGAGATCACGCATCACCCACAACTGCGCCTTATCGAGCGGCTCGCGTTCATATTTGAACTCACGAAACAAAAAGCGATGGGTGTCCATGTCATGGCTGATCGCGTCGACGTCCGTGAACGTACTGCCTCGCTTACCAACACCACGCTCAATCTCATCGAAATAATTCGAGATCGAGTCCCGAAACTTTCTGAGCTGCGTCATTCAGCCCTCATCAACACGACGCCTAACTCATTGAAACTTTTAGCGAATCGGTACGGGTTTTCTCCGAGATAGAGCACGGCTTGACCTTGCAATGGTGCGCCTGACGGATTGCCGGAGGGATCGAGAAAGCGAACGCGACCTTTCAACAAGCACACGGCCGAAGAGGATTCCAGCATCCGCTGAAACCAACTCGTCTCTGTGGCATTGTTCACCAGCACGCAGGCGCGTTTAATTTCCTTCTGTTCGAATTTGGATGACACCGCATCGGCAAATTGAGAAACGAGTGGCTGCGCATAGGGTGGATTCATCCACACATTGCCTCGCCAGGTCTTTTTCAGGCCGTCATCGGCGACGGTGTAAAACGTCTTCGCCTGAACGATCTTGTTGGCGACTAGCGAGGACGCTGGATCGACGTCGATCGGTCCCATTGCCGATCGTGCCGCCTCGATGAACTCAGGTGGCGTATACCATTCGTTGTTACCGCTGTTGTTGGCGACGTGCGGACGATTCTCGACTGCGCGCTGAATATCGGCCTTCGTTGGAGGACGGTTTTCGAGAAGCGCCTGGTTGATCGCATCTTCAACGACGTCCTCGCCAGCATCACGGACGTCGCGCCACTCAGACAGGCGCTGGCGGGAAATTCCCAGTTCTTCAACTGTTGGAACTTCGTCCGGACTCCGGTCGAAGTCAGTCCGCTTGCCTTGAGTGCTCGGCTTCTTATCGATTTCGTCGGCCATCCGCATTTCTGCGCGGACGATCATGCGAAGGCAGTCGGCGTGTGTTTCGTTGGCAGCGCGCGTCAACTTTGCGTAGTGCAGGGCAGATTCAGCAATCGCCTTAGCTTCGAGTACTTCCGCTGAACTTCGAGCTTGAGACAATCGCTGACAGGCACGATCGATCAGCGCCGGCAGATTCGTGGATGCAGATTGTTCCTGTTCGCTCGTCAACTGTTCATCCCGTTCCATTTGATAGATGCCGCTTGATCTGTCGTGAATAGGTGTCAGGGGCTCGGCCTCTCGCGACGCACGGGTCTTATCCACCGTTTCAGCCGAGCGCGTCGATGGCCGTATTGCCTCGCGAGAAGCCCTGATGGTCGATTTGTTACGCCGCTGGCGTGTTCGCTGAAATCGCCGCCGAGAGCGCCGCGGTGGCCGCCCTGCCGCGATCGACGAGCGCCTGAATCGCGGCCGGATCGGTCTTCGAGGCTTCGAATGCCGCGAAGAGTGAATTCAGCAACGTGGCCGCGGACGCGTCGACGGTTTCCTGTTCGGTGACTTCTGCTTCGAGTCCTGAGAGATCCATCGGTGTCTCCTCCGTGAGCTAAGGGGTTGGCGTGGTCTCGCCGACGACTTTCCTCAAGGCGTCGTTCGCAGCTGCCACGCGAGCCGCGAGCTGATCGATCTGTTCCTGTGTCAACTGCTCCGGATTGATGGTGACGAACCAGAGGTCGAGATATTTCGCGACGTCGCTGAGCGGCGCATCGGTCTCGAGCTCGAATACGTCAGCACCAGAGGCGATTCTGATTTTCACCATGGGTCGTCCGATCCAGCGCCAGAGCGCCGACAACTTCATGCGTTCCAATCCACCGGTCCAACCGTCGCAAACAGCGGATTGATCGGACCGTGCGACAACAGCGTGATGTAGACGTCTTCGCCGAGGAGAATGCGTTTCCGCTCTTCATCAGTCAGTGACCAGCGCGTGATCACATAGCCGTTCGGCGTCCGAACCGATGGCAGGTCTCGATATTCGGGCTGATGTTCAGCGATGACGACGGCGCGCGAGCCTGCTGGGACCAGAGCCGGATTCACGCGCGGATCAACGATTTCCATGCGCCCTCGGCTTTCGCCAGTCCTTAGCCTCCGGACATGTTTCAAAATGCGAACTCGTGATCGACGTGTCGATGTCTTCAATGACGCGGCCCTCGAGGATGGAGCCCTGCGATCTCACCGAGACAATTTCGCCGTTGAATGGATGGCGCTTGCCGCTGGTGAGCTCGGCCCAGGTGATGGCGGCGCCGCACGATCGGCACTGGCCAGGCCCTTTCGAATCGGCGTAGATCTTCAGGATTGGCATGGCATTCCGAGCAACGCTTTGAACCGCGCGACGATTGATGGACGCGCCGGTCCGGCCTCATCCTTCGCGGCTTTGGTTTTCTCCTCGCACCGTTCGCGGCAGGCGAGCTCGTCAGGTGCCAGCGGGCCGAGACGGCGCATGGCCTCGATGCCGGCGGAGCCACTCACGATGCTTCGATTCGGTTTCAGGCTGTCGAGCCACTGCGCGCGCTCCTCGTGCTGTCGAGCGGCCTTCGTGGCTTCGTCCTCGATCGGGTGCGCCTTGACGAGCGAAAGATGCGTCACAGGCCTGCCTCCGCGCGGGTCTTGCAGCAGTACCAACAGCGATAGACGCCATCACTGCCGCGCATCGTGAAGCTGTGGTTACGGCCGAGAGCCGCTGGGCAGCGTTGCGTCGTACTAACCTGGCGCCGCGTCTCAGCGGCCACCCGCTCGGCGCCGGCGTTGGCCGCATCGGCCTCCAGGTCGGCCTGATACTGTCGTCGTTCCGCTTTGGTCATCCCCGCACCGACACTGTTCCGGCGTCATAGAACTCAATGCCTGGGATCCGCGCGCTGGCCCCGTGCGCCTTGGCATACGCGTTGAGCTTCTTTTCGTCGAGCGACATGTACTCCCGCGGCACGAGCTTCTCGGCCCGGGCCCGGGCCTGTGGCGTGTCGCCGCCGATCGGGCGCCACTTCCAGTTCTCTCGAGAGGAGATGCCCTTCGTGGTCGGCAGGATGCTGGCGACGGTGATGACCGGAGCCGGAACGGCGATCGCCTCCTCCATCACCTGGGCGGCCAGCTCGGGCTCACCACGCTGCTCGAGGAGCTCGGCTTCGCGCTGCAGCCGCTCCTGTTCGGCTCGCCGCGCCTCTTCGGCCAGGCGCTGCTCTTCCTCGCGGCGACGTCGTTCCTCGGCCCTCTCGAGACGGAGGCGGTTCTCTTTGCCGTCCGATTCGAATCGTCGCAGCGGCGCCAGCACTTCGGTCTCGCGATCGCAGACCATGCGGTGCGCGCGATAGAACCAATCCTTGAGCGGCTTGAACCAGGCCTCGACGTCTTTGCGGTGCGTGGCGACGTCGACCAGGCGTTCACCGACGCGTTGATACGAGGCGGCATCCGTGACCACGGCTCCCTCAGCCGTGACCAGCGCGACCTTCCGCTCGTGCTCGGTCGCGAGCTGGCGATGGAATTCGCTCTCGACGTAGGCACGGATGACGTCGGTCGGATTGGGATAGGCGCGGACGATGGCTCCCGGATCCGGCACGTAATCTTCGACAGGTGCGACGGCTCGTTTCGCTGCCACGGTATTCCCTTTCATGCGGCCACGCCTTCCTCGAGCGCGACGCCGCCGAATTCATTGCGGATGTGCCAGGCTGACGCCAGCGTCTGAAATCTTGAGTAGTCGCGCTGATCGTCGTATTCGCGGAATCGAAAGATCCCGGTCTTCATGAGTCGAACGGAGGCTCGGCGCCACCGTTTGTGTTGTCCGAGGACGTCGGCGAGGCGAGGATCTCCAGACGCCCATTCCATCGCCATGCCGAGATACCCTGCCGTCTGCAGCTGCTTCCCGCACGCAACTGGATCGCCAGTCGCATAGTCGAGCAACCAGCCATCGCCTTCGATTTCGGCCAGCAGGTCGATCGTGCCGGCCACTCGGTGCCGCCTAGAAGCCACGCGGTATTCGCAGAGCAACGGCGCGATGCACCGCTGGCGTTTGCATTCGAGCCAGGCGTCCAGATAGCCGCGATACCCGGGATCAACCGAGTTCCAATCGAGATCGCCCTCGTTGGCGTAGTGAGCCAGGGCATGCACATCTGAACCGCGACGACGGGCGCGCTCCAGAACGAACTCTGGAATCCCGTCGAATCGCACGATTCCCGAGTCACGCAGGACCTGCGTGTTCGACGGGACCTTCGGTCCGTCGAGGAAATATTCGTGCGCGCCGGCGTCGAACAGGAGGGCCATCGGCGTCCTAGTTGAAGAGCCCTGGATCCGCGCTCTCGCCTGCCGGACGCGCCGCCGAGGTCGTTTCATCGATGGCGATGCGTTCGGCGATCGAGACGATCTTCTGGTCGCTCGACTTCCCGCCCTTCCAGGCGATCGCGACCAGGTGGTCGGTCCCTTCAAATGACTGCGCCTCTTTGTAGAGCTGCTCATCGCGCGTCACGAAGTTGAAGATGTTGCCGGTCACCGCCTGGGTGCTGATCTCGTAATACGGCTCCCCCACTTTCGGCCGCACGAAGAGCGTGTTCTTGACATACAGCCCGCGGGTCTCGCGCGGCTGGGCCACCGGCTGATCCGACTCCGCACTGGTGGACGCCGGCGACGATGCAGCTGTCGCCGTGTCTGGGGTTGGTGCAGTGGCGGGCGTCGACGGCGCCGGCGCGGAGCTCGAGCTGCGCGCCTCACTGGCGCGCCGTGGCTGAATGGGTTCGGTCCGAGGCACGTCGATCGTGTCGTCGGCAGGCAGGTCAACGAGCTCCTCAGCCGTCTTGACGCCGCGCAGGAGATCCGCGAAGGCGTCGCGGCCGGCGAATCCGCGCGCGCGCATCATCAGCATGCGATCGGGATAGTTGCTCCACGGCCCTTCCTTGCCGAGCAGGCTCGCTTTCTTCGCCTGGCCGACGGAGAACCGTCGCGTGACGGGATGCGGCCGTCCACGTCTGACAAACGTGCAGACCGCCGTCGAGTCGTCGCGCTTCAGTTCCTCGAGCGTGAGACTGTCGCGGCGCTCGCCGCCGACCTCGTAATACTCGTCATGCCCGAGGCAGAGCGGCGAGGACAGGATCAGCGCGAGAAAGCCGTCGCCGTAGATCCCCGGGCGCCCGTTGATGACGGCGATCGACTGCAACGCCTGCATGGGCATGAAGCCAAGCTCCATCCCGTACTGAATCGCGACGAGCACATCAGCGGCCTTGTTCCGGTACTGCTTCGGGACGAGCTCAGAGCTCGACATGAACTGCGACATCCTCCAGGCTTCCTCGAGGGATGTCGGGGCGAGGCCCATTCGAACAGGCACGCCGGCCTTCGGGGCGGGCGCTGGCGGTTGCGCGGCCGCTGCGGGCTGCAGCGCCTGGCTGCCGGTCTCTGGTTGCGCCGCTTGCGCGGTCTTCTGTTCGGTCTCAACGGGTGGCATGGTTAGAACCTTTCTGAGCGCGCGATGGCGCGAGGATGTGTCGAACAGCCAGTGGCATCACGCCCGACGATCAGCCGAAGTTCCTTCGCGCGGATCTCGTCGTCGGTCAGCCGCCACTCGGGCCGGTCGGTGTGATGGACGATCCGCGGTGTGTTCGTGATCGCGAAGTCACCGACGGAGAGCACGGCGGCCAACCCGATCGCGGTGAGGATCAGCGCGGCGAGAAACAGGATGGTCATGACGGCCTCACGATCTCGCGCGAGCCTTGCCGGAGTTCGCGAAAATCAATTAGGGCTGCACTCGCCCGCATGTCGTCGAGGCCGATTTTCTCGGTGAGGAATTGATACATCAGCTGATCGGAAATGGCCGCTTCGATGGCACCCTGCAGCATTCCGACAACTTCGCGGGCCTTATCGAGATCCATCTGGGTGAGCTCGCCGTTCATCGCGAGGTCGATCCGGCCTTCCTTGGTCCGTGAGCTGAGCAGCGTACTGACCGTGATGTCGGTCGCGGCATTTCTTGACTTCGACCGGAGGGCGATGCCGTGCATGTCGATCACTTCGCCCTCGGCTCCGGCGTGGAAGGCATGCTGGTAATTCGCCGCATTCAGCAAGGCGCGCACGGCTGCGTAGACGGCGTTCGGAACCTCGAGGACGGCGTACGTATAGGTCATCGCTCACCGCCGTGCACGTCGGCTTCCACCACGGCGCCGAGATGGGCATCAGGGTTCCGCTCGTCCTCTTTGTCCAGCCAGCTTTCCAGCGCCTCGTAACTCCCCCAGCTATTCGCCGGCGCGACCTGCGCCAGAAACAGGACGATCGAGGCAAGGGCGCGCTGGCAGTCAGGATCGGCCCGGCCGATGGCTTCGCGCAGATCGCTCGCGATGACGGCGTTCAGGAAATGACCCGGGCGAATGCGGTGCACGAGATACCGGACCATGCCGTCGTGCAGCTGCGATGGCACCTCGCGAATGATCAACTCGTGCCGATAGAGATGCTCGGCCCTGGCGATGCGCGCGAGGACCTGGTCGGCGTTGGCTTCGAGATTGGGATTCATCGGCCCTCCGCCTTTCTCAACACGACCAGCGCCACGTCCGCGCACTCACGCGCGAGATCCTCAGAACCATTCCCATGGACGTAACTCTGGAGCGCGTGATAGCAAGCCGTCAGCGCCCGCTTCATCTCAGGCGCCGCGGCGATCAGGCGGGCATTGGCGGTCCACACATCGGCCTTCGCGCCCACGCGGTTCGTCAACAACACCTCGAACGGTCCGGCGTGAACGATGGAGGCGCCGCTGTTGTGCTCCTGCACCGTCCACGGGCCCGGTGTGTGATGGGCGGCGCTTTCTGTTACTGTTTTCTCTGGCATGGCTGCGTTCCTCTGCAACGTGGTTGTGGCCAAGGGCCGATGGCACCTTCCCGTGCGTCGGCCCGATTTGTTTCAGCGAAGAGGATTCGACGGATATGCGGGCTTCTCGACTCCCCCGCCAATTTCCGTCGCCGGAATGATTTCGAACGCGGGCACGGCCATCACCGGCTCGGCACTGAGTGCCGTCAGACGCTTCACGTCAAACCACCGGCCATCTACAAGCTCGCCCTTCTCGGTGACGGGAGCGCGCACGACGGCTTGCACGCAGCCGTAAAGGTCTAAACAGATCGATTCGACAACGCCCTCGAATCCAGTCACGACGTCACGAACCTTGAACCCCAGCAACGAAAAGTGCTCTCTGAATGAATTCATCTGTCTCCTCCGTTTACTTGCTCGATCTCGCCAGCATCGCGGCGAACCCGATCAGCGCGAACAGCGAGAACGCGCCGAAGATCGCCAGCCCGTGTTCAATCCAGCGCATCACGCGGCTTTCGGCAACTGCGCGGCGGTCTTCTTCGCGATCGCCTGCTGCAGCGCGGTCTGGCGAATCCGTTCGAGTTCTTCGGCGCTGAACGTCATGCGGTTCTCCTCACGCTGATGTGCGTGGTGACTTCGATGTCGGCGCCGGCCATCTCGGCCAGGGCGATCACGACGGAGGCTCTGAATGCCGGCACTGCGAAGACGACATCCAGTTGCGGGCGCTCCTTGCCTTCAATCCATTTGGCGACCTGCCGTTCATCGCGCGGCTGATCGTCCGTTGACAATGCATCGGCGAATTCCTTCAGGGAGAGGTGATGCATGGAACGCACGCGATCGATCGCCTGACCGATGTGCAGCCAGTTCTCCGCTTTCCGGAGATCTGCTTTCGCCATCGTCGGACGGAGTCTCCGATCTGAGGAGATGACAGCGACGGCGCGCTCAGTCAGATTGGTGGCCATGACGCTATGCACTTCGTTTCCGCAGGTTTGCCAGGCTGTTCATGTGCATGTGACGACGCGGCTGACGCTTCATCCGATCGAGCTCGCGCTGGAGATCGAATCTGGAGACGCGCTTGTCGCCGCGGCGGACGATCCCGTGGTTCTTGAACCACTGATAGGTGGACTTGACGGACTTCAGCTGCAGGAATTCACGCGCATCAGCAGTCGTGAGCCACATGCCGAACTCGCGCGGGCGCTCACTCGATTGGGCCTGCACCGACTGGTTGCTGCCCACTGGTTGGCGAGCGGAGGAACTCACAGCGAGCCTCGCGCGTGAGCACGTCGCTCGTGTGTAGGAAGAACACTGTCAGACTCGGACGTCTGACCTACCCTGTCCTCCTTATGGTTTACTGTCGCGCTCGGCTGAGGTTCTTCGAATCGAAGTTTGGACGGGGCAATTCCAAGCGCCTTGGCCAGTCGCTCTCTGGTTTCGTCGGTCGGCCGAGAGGTCGTCGTCTCAAGGCGGGAAATACTGGTTTGGTCAACCCCAGACTTGGCGGCCAGTTCGTCCTGCGTCAAGCCGGCGCGCTTCCGGGCTTCTCGAAGCGTTACGCTCATACGCGCATACGTTATGCGCATACGCGCAGACTGTCAAGCGTATAAACGTAGATGGCTGTCGAGAATTACGTCGATACGACAAGTGCTGCGTTTATAGGCACTTACAAGCTGTGCGGCGACTACAATCGCGGCGTGCCGTCGATTTCAGGGAAGCGGATCGCTCAGCTTCGCATGAAAGCCGGGTTCGAGACACAAGGCGCGTTGGCTTCGAAAGCGCAGATTGATCCATCGAAGCTGTCGCGACTTGAAAACGACAAACCCGTCAATCTCACTCTGAAAACGCTGGAACGATTGGCGAAGACCCTGAAGATTTCTCCAGGGGAATTGTTCTCAGCCCGTCCGGAGGAGGTATCCGGACATGTCGAGCGACCGCGCCAGCATCTTGCCGTTCTCGAAAGTCTCGTCGCTGAACTCGATGCCGAAACGCCAGCCGAAGACTCGTGGCGTGGCGACGTCCTCAAGGCTGTTGCCGCCCTTAATCGCGCGCTGCGAAGAGGAACGGATTCGGGAACGGCTGGCGCGCCGCCTGCGACAGCTCGACGTTGAGCAAATTCAGATCGTAGAAATCGTCACGATCGCGATCGCGAGAGGACAGCTATGATTTTCCTCATCTGGATCGGCCTGGCGGCCCTCGTCGGTGTCTATGCGAACAGCAAAGGCCGGTCAGGCATTGGCTTCTTCTTCCTGTCGATCATCATCAGCCCGCTGCTCGGATTCATCCTGGCATTGCTCTTCAAGGCCAACACCGGAAAGGTCGAAGAACAGCAGCTCGCCGCCGGCGAGATGAAGAAATGTCCGTTTTGCGCCGAGCTGATCAAACGCGAAGCCATCGTGTGCCGCTATTGCGGGAAATCAGTTTCATCGATCGCGGCGAACGAGAACGAGGCCACCGAGCGCCTCGTGAAGACCCTCGAATCACAGAAGCCATGAGCACGTCACCGCGCGATCAATCATCACTGCTTTGGGACTCGCCTCCAGGACGGCTGGCGCCGAAGGCAAAGCCCAGTGAGCATCTGTGGCTGCTGTCGAAGGATGGAGCGCGTTGGTCAGCCGAGCTGCTCGGGCACGGTGAGTACGGCTGTGAGCTGCAGTTGCTCCGTGATGGGGAGTTCAGATACGGCCGCCGGCATCATTTGCGCGAGTACGCGATCGCTGAGGGCGAGCACTGGCGGCGCGAGCTCGAGGCGAAGGGATGGGCAAGCTGCTTCGATCCGCTAGTAGCCTCCAAAGATTGAATCGACTGGTACACTCTCCGACATGGCCAGAAAACATCATGATGCGTCGAGCGTCCGCCTTCACCTGGATGGCCAGGTCACGCTGCGCCAGCTGGGTGACGCCCTGGAAGCATGGACAGATCTACTCCGTGAAGTCGCCGCAGATGTTGCGGGCGTTCAGAGTCGCGATGCCGTTCGATTTGTCGTGACTGAAGCCAAGGCTGGAAGTTTCGATCTGTCGGCGAGGCCTCAACCAGCCGCCCGAAACGTCTCGCCGGCGATCATGCCGAGGATCTCCAAAACGCTCACGGCTGGCCTGAAGAGCCTTGAACGCCGTGCAACACGTCCGAAACACTTCACGGACAAGGCGCTGTTGTCCGTGAGGGAACTCGGGAGACTGGCGAGTCCAGAAACGCCGACCATCAGCGTCGGAAACGGTGCTGAACCCATCGCCTTGTCACAACGCATGCTGGTGCATGTCGACGAGGTTCTGGCCCCAGAATTCACGAGCATCGGCACGATTGAAGGCAAGCTCGAGGGATTGATCGTTCATGGCAAGAGCCGGTTTCTGATCTTCGATCCGATCACTGGCCGCCAGGTGACGTGCTTTTTCGGTGCGCGGACCCCTTATGAAACCGTCCTTGCGATGTTTGGCAGGCGCGTGGCGGTTACGGGCGTGATTCGATCTCGCCGCTCTGGGGAAAAGGTCGATATTCACGTGACCAGCCTTCAGACCCTGCCCGATGATGCGCAATTGCCGAGCGTGGCCGACGTGCGCGGCATCCTCAAGGCTGCGAACTAATGGATTATCGCTATTGGGACTCGGTGACGTTTCTCGGATGGCTCGCCGAGGAGGCGGATAAAGCCGCTGAATGCCAACTGGTCCTCGAAGCCGCGGAAAGTGGGACAATCCAGATTGTCACGTCAGCGCTGACCATCGCGGAAGTCCTCTGGTTGAAAGGACACAAAAAAGTCCACGCCAGCCACGCGAAGAAGATCGAATCGTTTTTCAGACACAGTTGGATTATCGTGCGCGAGGTCGATCGATTCGTCGCTGAGGACGCACGCGAACTGGTATGGAATAAGAACATCAAACCGAAGGATGCGATTCATCTAGCGACGGCACTCCGCCAAGATGTTCCGTTCGATCAGTTCGACACATTTGACGGGGACCTAATCAAGCTGTCCGGCACCCTGGGAACTCCACCGCTGACGATCGGTCGGCCAAACCTTCCTGCGAAATTGCCCTTCGAGCAAGACGAGGAATGAGCCGCGGCCCACGGGAACGGATAGCGACTGGCGTCTATCGCGATCGCTATGGCATCTCCGTCAAGGTCAAAAACCGCGGCGAACCGCGCGAAGAACGCTTTCCGCGCGATACGCCGATCGAGGAGCTCGAGCGACACCAGGCCCGCATGGAATCGGAGCTGCTCGAGGACCAGGCCGAGCGCGCACAGACCGGCACAGCCGAGCCGACGCGCGGCACCTTCGCGGGCGATCTCCCACGCTACCTGAAACAGATCGCCGGGCGCTCGAGCTTCAAATCCGACCGGTCACATCTGCGCGCCTGGCTGCCACATGTCGGCACGACACGACGCAGCGAGATCAAGCCCTCGCACATCCGCGAGGCCTTCGCCGCCTGGCAATCGAAGGGACTCAGCGCGCGCACGATTCGTCATCGTCGTCGTGTGCTCCGCGAGCTCTATCAGACGCTCGACGGTGTCCACGCGAGGCCACCACTGAAAGGCGTGAAGGCGCCGCGGCCGCCGGATCCGCATCCGATCGCCGTGCCGATCGCCATGATTCAGAAGGTCGCGAAGAGTCTGCGCTCAGGGCTTGTCGGGAAGAAACGCCACGGCCCGAAGAAAACGCTCGCGCTGATTCACTATAAAGAATCGCCGCAGACGTATGCGCGGTTCCTGGTGCGGGCGACCACGGGGCAGCGGCCTGCGCAAATCATGTGGGCGACGCCGGCGGATGTCGACTTGAAACGGCGCATCTGGTTTGTACGCGCGGCGAAGGGCGGGTATTCGGCGGCACTGCCACTCAATGGCGAGATGGTGCGTGCCTGGCGCGTCTTCATCAAGGCGAAGGCGTGGGGCTCGTTCGATGCGCGGAGCTTCGCGAAGACGCTGAGGCGCCACGGCTGGCCCGCCGGCATCAGACCGTATGCCCTTCGCTCGACGTTCGCGATCGATCACCTGTTGAAGGGTACGAGCCTCGGCGATCTCCAGGGACTGCTTGGCCACCGGCAGATCGAGACCACACGCCGACACTACGCCTCCGTCCAGGTGGCGCTGCTCAAAAAGCAGGTCGGCAAACGGTTGCTGAAACTGGCCTAATCATTGGGGTGTGCCACCCGGTCTCTTCCACCCGGGTGATCGCAGATCGGTTGGAATACTTTGGAAAACGTTGGCTGGTAGAGCAGCTGGCAGTCGGAGATCGAGAATCGACGAAATGGCGAAAACGAGCGAAAAGACTGAGGGATTTATTGGTTGCGGGGGCGGGATTTGAACCCGCGACCTTTGGGTTATGAGCCCATTTCCTCATTCACGATAGATCGAATTTGCACCAGCATTTCGTCGTTTCTTGGCTGTGATCCACCCACTGACGTCCACCCAGCTCCACGATGTTTCTGCGTCGGTCAAGATACGCGTTCAGTTATTGGCCGAAGATCGTTTCTATACTGAGAGGGGCCAGAATGATTACGACCCTGATCGTTGCCGTCAGCTTAGCCACAGCCACGACGGCTTTCGTGGAACCGGCCGATCCGCTCTCCGATGATCAGCCAGTGGCCATCTGTCTGCGGGACCATCTACCAAAGCTCACCGTGCTGACGATTGCGGACCGCCAGGAGGCGGACATCGTCCTCACCATCCGGAAAGCCAAGCTGGCTGGCGACACGTCCCGAAACCTACTGAATTTTTTGGGCCTGGCCCATCTCGAGGCCTCGGCAAACGGCGTCAAGTTGTGGGATGGTTATCAAAATCTGACGGCCGATTCGAAGCTCGAGATGCTGCCGGCATCGACCGTGCCCTGCGCAGTGGCCGATGCCCTCATCGGACAACTGCGGAAGGCGATGCAGAAAGCTCGGGACCAGAAGCCGAAAAAATCCGTCTCACTGAAATCGCCGGCACTCCTCTATGTCAGCGCTGTCTCCGCTGACTACATCACCACCTATCGGAATTTGAACATCCCGGGCGGCGGCACCGAGTATTTCCCGGTCGGCGACTGGTTAACGCATCATCCGAAGACGATGCTGGGCATGAGCGGGATCAGTGAGCTGGCCGCGTGGTCGATCGCGCATCATTTCTTGAGCGAGCATCGCCATTTCGAACGGATTGCGCTCTATGCTGGGGCCGGCGTACGATTCGCCTTCGCCGCCCATAATCATTTTCTCGGCCGTTCAACCTGTCACGTCGCCGTGCCCTTGAGCTGCCCTGGGATTTGACAGTCTACACGGTATACATGTAAGCTATCTTTCGTTCGCTGGCAATCACGCCGCCCGAGAGGGACAGGAGCTCCGATGCTGAAATATGAGATTCGTGACGTGCCCCCAGAGATTTGGAAGCCGTTCCGCGAGCGTGCGGAGCAAGAGGGATGGCACCTGCGCGCGCTACTGCTGCAGTTGATGACGGACTACAGCCAGGGCGCGATCGATCCCACCATCGCCCCGACCCCTCGACCTTATCGCGGGATCATGAATGTGCGGTGTCCGAATTGCGACAACGCCAGCACGATCAACCTGCGCAAGGCGGATGTCGCTCTGGTGCTGAAGACCGGCGTTGTGCCGTGTCCGTATTGCGGTCACCCGATCGTTCTCGCACACCAGGACCTGGCCGACCTGTCGGCATGGGCCCGCACCGCCAATCCTGTCGGCGAAAGGGCCGAATAGATTACCGCTTGACAATCTACATGGATGCCATGTAAGATTCATCTTGTTCGCCGCTACTGCCGCCCGAGAGGGAACAGAGCACAAACCGCCCGAGAGGGAATAGGAGTTAGATGATGCCGATCAAGACCTTTGCCGATGAAACGACCGCCGACATCTTCAACGCGATCGACAGCAAGGCCGCTCGCCGGATCGCCAAAGACGTCTGGCCGAGCGCACGCCGGAAGATGTCAATACTCGCCGCCGCCGCCTCGACGCTCGATCTCAGCCGCCAGCCCGGCAACCGGTTCGAATCGTTAAAGCATGATCGCCCTGGATTCTTCAGCATGCGGATCAACGATAATATCCGGCTCATTTTCAGATTCCAGAACGGTGAGGCGTACGATGTCTCCATCGAAAACTTCCACGGGCGAAAAACCACCTGAGACGTGGCGAACGGCGGACCTGGCGCGCATGCGCCAGCCGCCGACCCATCCCGGCGAGATCTTCTTTGAAGAGTTCCTGAAGCCGATGAAAGTCTCGCAGGCCACAGCCGCGCGCCAACTCCGGATGTCTCAGAACCGAATGAGCGAAATCATTCTCGGCAAGCGCAGCGTCACCGCTGAAACCGCCGTGCTGTTCAGCGCCTTCACCGGGACGAGTCCGCAGTTCTGGATGAACCTCCAGACAAATTTCGATCTCTGGCACGCGATGAGAGCGACGGACGTGTCGAAGATCGAACCGCTGAAAAAGTCGGCGTAACCCTTACCTGGACTGCCCCCCCCCGTCAGGTGAGACCGGCGTTCGCCGCCGATCGGCGTTCGTTGTCTTCCCATTGGGCAAGCACCAGTTGGTTTTCTTCCGGCGTCAGGTGTTTGTGCATCACGGCTTTGACATCGGCCACAATCGCCGCACCGATCTGTTCAGCGCCCGCGAGAATTGCTAGCCAAGCTTGAATCTGATTCGGATCCATAGATTCCTCCTAATTCCCGAGTAACTGAACGGCCTTCGCCTGCAGCTCCGTCAGCTTCGCCAGGACGGCGCTGATACTGCCGTTGGTGAACGTTTTCGACAACACGCCCGTTTCCTCGGCGACGACGGCGAGAAAGGTCTGCGCATCAGCGATCGAGGCCTTTCCAGCGATCCGGAGCTTCGTGAATTCGACGCCGGCGACGCTCACCTTGTGGAGCTCCGCATTCACGGCGCGGAACTGTTCATCGCTGAGGCAGGGCTGCGCATGCACTGTGCAGCGATGTTGTTCGCTGGCGACAATCGCTTCGTGCGTGACGTCGGCCGCGACCTTGTTGAAGGAATCGACCGTCGCGCAAGCGGTCATCGAGAGCACCGTCACGACGAGCGAGACGACGACGAGCAGCCTGGCCACGAAGAGTGCGGCGCCGAGCCATTCGGGACGAATCGTGAGCTTGTGTGGCAGCGCGGCGATCACGAAGCAGATCACGGCGAGCAGGGTGAACAAATACGCAGTAGACATGAATCCTCCTTAAACGTCGAGCAGTGGATACCGGGCTTTGAGCTTGCCGACGATCACGGCAATGTCTTTCAGCAGACCGAACGTTGCGGCGATGAACGCATAGAACACCGCCTCTTCGAAGACAGCGCCGCCGAGGGCACTGTGTGTTGGCACGAGGTTCTTGATCGCCTCGATGCTGGTGATCGCCCCGATGCCGGAGATCGAGAGCAGGACTGTCAGGAACGTGTCGAGGAATCGGACGGCCAAGGCAGTCGCGGTCGGGATGAACGTCGCGATGAGATTTCGCTGCCCGGTCGGGGTAACGATGACCTGCTGCCTGGTGCCGCCATCGCCGGTCCCACCCACGACCGTAACGTGTACCGGCTCCATGCCTGGCGCGTTGGTCGATTCGTCTGGACTCATCTCACTTCTCCATTCGTGATGAAGCCGTGCTTGGCGATCATGGGAACCTCTTCGTCACGCAGCTCGTCGTCGGCGCGGTCAAGGCGAGAAACGACGGCCGCACGAGATACGTGGTGCAGGTCTCGATGGAACACCCGGCCAGATGGACCGCAAGCGCGATGAGCACGACGACGCGCGTCATCTCGGTTTCACCGTCGCGACCTGCCAGCAGATCGCGCGGTCCTCGGCGAACCAGCATGTCTCGTGCTTCGGCCAGCAGTGCAGTTGCTGGTGCAGCGCGTAGCAGCGCCGCATATCGAACGCGCTCAGATCGCGCTGCTGATGCGTCGCGCACCAGGTCGCCATGGCGACGAATGCGAGCTTGAGCGCGAGTCCGACCGTCATGGCCTGATCGGCGCGATGAATCCGCGGCCGTCGTTCATCCGCTTTTCGTAGACGCGCTCGCAGGGACATGGCGCCGGCCCTGGCTCGAGGTCGTCGCGATGGATGTAGAAGCCGTCCTGGAACTCGAGCGGCACACCGCGCGCCGCCTTGGCGAACTCGAGCGCGAGCGTCAGCTCGGTGCCAGTCCACAGCGTCGAGTCTTTGCCGTGGATGGAATGGAAGGCGCAGCCCGCATCCAGGAGCGCGCACCCGCGGCCGATGTCCTGCCAATGCGCCAGGCTGCCGTCGTTGTCCGGCGCCCGGGCCGTTTCGTTGATCACGCAGGGGATGCCGTTCGGGTCCGCGACATCAGACCAGCAGTTATGGACGACCTTGCGCGGCTGTGAACTGTGGTACGTGGCGTAGTCCCAGAGCGGAAACAGCGGTTGATCGTCCTGAACCGCTGACCCATGACTCGCGACGATTGGCGGCGGCGGCCGCTGAAGGCGGTCGATCGGGATCCCAACGTTCGCTGGATTGTTGTATTCGTTGACGAGCTCCAGCCGCACGTTCGTGAGGTCCCTCGCCGCGGCGACCAGCGCATCCCAGTGCGCGACCATCTGATCGGCCGTCGAGAAAAACGATGCGTATGGGCCGGTAAACCCGACGAACTCGATGCGGAGGTTGCGCCTGGCGGCGAGCTGCGAGAGCTTCGGAATCAGGACGCTGTAGAGCTCCGGATGCTGCTTCGGCCAGAGTCGGCCAATCAAGGGGACGTCATATGCCGTGAACACCCGGAGCGTGGTATAGCCGGCCTGGGAGCGCTGTACGAGCACGGCGTCCACGTCCTCGCCATTCGCGAGGCGACCGAGCAGGTTGAATTCTGAGGTTTCGATGTCGGTGTAGCGTTCGCCCGTCTCGAGGCGCCAGTAGATGCCGGCGCGCACCAGCCGCGACAGCGCCACAAACGACGGCTTCAAGATGACATCATCGAGGCTTTGCGTCGGCCCTTCGGTACTGAAGATTTGAAGCACGAAGTCAATCGTCTGGGCGTCGCGCTCCGGTGCGGTGGAAATGAAATGCGCACCCCACCCTTCGGGCGTCGACTGGTCCAGTGCGCAGACCGCGCGCTTCACGCCGTCCGGCAGTGTGGCCATCGAGCACTCGACGCGCTTGCCGTCGTCAGTGAGCAACTGCGCGCTTGGGTTCTGCGCGTTCCGGATCGTCGCCTGCACCGTCCGCGCATTAGGCGGCGGCTTTGGGGTGACGATCGGCGGCCGAGGCGGCGGCGCGCAGGCCGTGGCGGTGAGGACCGCGAGCAGAATCGCCGCCAGGGCAATCCACCGCCAAGCGTCGAAGTACTCCCGCAAATCCGAATGCGTCGCATCTCTCATTTGCTCAAATCCTTTTGGCCACAAACGAAAAGGCGCGTTGAGTGACTGTCACCGCGACAGACAGTCATCAACGCGCCTTGTTCGTTGCAGCCTGATGTCACCGGCATGTCCTCCGTTCCACGGGAGGCCGCGGCGCCCAGGCGGGCCGCGGTTCGGAGTGTGGCTCCTATGCCGGCGTCGGTTCAGTTCGTCAGTTCAATTCATCCTCGTCGGTCCGCAGCATGCGCGCGAGCCTGTTATACCGATTCATGTTTTGTTTGGCGGCCTGGGAGTTCAGGAGCTCCGCCGCGGCCGTCTCGTAATCACCGACGGCGATCGCGTGAATCGTCTTCGGAAACCCACGGAACCCGGAGGCGCCCAGGTTGAATCGCAGGTCGACGATCACGCGCTGTCGGACTTCGCTGAGATTTGGGAACCAGGCGAAGGTCGTCAGATCATGGATGCACTCATCAATGTCGTGATCGAGCAGCGCGAAGGCCTCCGCACTCGAGATCCCTTTGCTCTGGAGATTGCGTCCCACGCCGATCGTCGGCACGCCGAGCGCGTCGTTGTAGATCTTGAGCCTCAGACCCTCGTGCTCGACGAGCTGATGAACGAGCTTTTGTCGGTCGGTCATATCTGATCGCTCGAATGATGGTCACTCGTCCGCCGACCGAACCGTGCCTCGAAGACGTCTTTTCGAAGGTACGTCTCAGGCACTTCCTCATCGCGAAACTTTTCCATCGTCACCATGCGCCGCGCGAGGTCACGAAACTGCTGGACCGTCATCCCCACGCCGTACACCAGAAAGGCCAGACTGATCAGGTTCTGAACCGTCAAGGTCCTCGCCTCTCCAGCCTGGCCGACGCTGATCCCCTGCGCTGAGACGGCAATCGTGACGACGAGGACGATCATCGTGACCGTCATCCAGAATTGCCATTTCATCATCGAGCTCGCCGATCCATAAAGCTGCCGGAATCGTCTCATGGTCAGTTTTTGAAGTGCAGCACTTGAGCCGCCTGTGGTTTCACGTAGTACGTCGAGTTCGCCGCGTCGAGCGTGATCTTCAGCGTGATGACGTTATCGCCGGTGAAATTCGTTGGCGTGCTGACACCGCAGATCGCCATATCGCGCAGGAAGGGGTTGTTGATCGCATGCACATTCCCCACGGTGTCGGTGATGAAGTCATAGTCGCGATCGGCGATCCAGACGTCGCTGCCCACTCGCCGACAGAAGAACCGAAAAATCACCCGATACTCGGTCGCGTCGTTATTGAAGTTCGAGACCGTACCAGACGCGCCGGCCCCCTGTCGCAATTGGACCTGTGCGCCCGCGCCGACATTCACCTTGAACGTCACGAGACCGGTCGTGCCCTTATTGTTTTTCGCCAGACAGGCAATCTCGCACTTGACCACATCGCCATCGCTCCAGGCGCCGCCAGGGACGGTGAAGTGGCAGACGTCGGTTTCCGTGACCGTGTTGTTGACGTCCGCCTTCGTGGCGGTATAGCTCGCGAGTTTGGACCCGCCGAAGAGGAATAAGAGGTTGTCCCGCAGATGGGTGTTGAGCATCGATGCGGTGACGAACTCGCCAGGAATCCACGTGCGGGGACTGGTCCACGCCATCAGCGTTCTCCATCGAGTCGCGCAAAGAGCGGCTCGTCATACGAGTACACGAACACCTGGCGCGCGTGATCATGGATGCGGGCGCGCAGGGTCGGGATTTCCTCAAAACGACGCAGTGAGACCACCGCCGTGTCCACCGTCGGCAGATTGGCCGATCGGAGATCGGCGACCACGATCGCGGGATGTTTGGCGGCTTTAATTGGGTCGATTTCGATCCCGCTGACCGGGCGCAGGAAGGTCGAGGCAATGCGCTGCATCAACAACCCATTGCCGGCGCCGAGGTCAAGGACGGGGCCTTGCGGCGGTGAGCTCCGCAACGCCTGCAACACCATCATGTGCGCCGCATCCTGCGCCGCCACGGTTGGGAATCCGTTCTCCGTGGACACCGGCATGCCAGCCTCGGAATAGGGGAAGGCGAGGCCTCGCGCTCCCTCGGCCGGATAGGTGCGCCCGCGGCGCTGCACGATTCGCCTCTCGGCGGTATAGCCGGTGCGGGTGACGACTTTCAGGACCGGATACCGGATTTCAGCGGCGCCGTGGAGCGCCGACCATTCGACGGGCCACTGCAACACCTCATCAATCACATCCGCCGCCTGAGGATCCTTTGCTCGGAGGAGCGCGCGATGGGCGACGCCAAGCGCGCGCGTCGCCTCGCACGTAAACGAGCAGGGCAGGTGCATCACCCAGCGCATATCCAGCCAGCGCCCGAGGATGTTGCATTCGAGCGGTCCCGTGGTCTCGATGCCGCCGCGTGACATCGCCCAGGTGGTGTCGCCCGTGCCAGCGCCCCAGGTGGCGGCGAACGCCAGTCGACAACACGCCGGAAAGCCCAATAGGGCGCCGACTCTCTCGTCGTCGCGCGCCTGGTACGCCGTCGAGAGTGCCTTGGCCCCTGGCCCGACCGCGAACCGATCCGCATCGACCTCGAGATAGGCGTTTCCCCACGCCTCGACACGTGCGCGGCCGAATACCAGGGCAGCCGGCCGCAGGCCCTCCGTGACGGTCTGTAGTTCGAGGTTATGCCATGCGGCAGCTGCGCGCATCAGGCGAGGTTCCCACGCGCCGCGCGCGCGCGAGGAGGCCCACATCCGGCGACTGAATTCGCGGCTACGCGTCGCCATGTGGAATATCCCCATGCATGACTGTCGTCCCCGCGTCGCCGTGCAGGTCGATCCCGGCGTCGCTGTGTTGATAGCCATCGGGCGCGTCCCAATGGTCGATATGGTCGCCCGTGGTGGTGCCAGGGATTGGACGCCCGTGCAGCACGGCGACGGCCTGCTCAATCGAGAGGTTGCGGCCCTCGCCCCAGGCCTCAAGCATCGTGACTTCGATGCGTTCGAGCTCGGGCGATCGCGTAATCGGGGTCAGGCCGCGCGCGAAGAGTTCCTGTTCGGTGCGCTCGAGGAGTCGCATCCAGACGCCGCAGTGCTCCGTCCGATTGCGCCAGTCGCCATCGACCGCCGTGCCCGGGCACTGTCCTTTGCAGGCAATGAAAAACCGGCAGCCCTGGCAGCCGTTCTCGGATTGCGGCGTGTCATAAAGCACCAGCTGCCGCTCGAAGCCCTCGACGTCGGCCTTGTTCCAATCCACGCCATCTTTGTTTGTGCGCCCGCAGTTGATGTTCTCGCCGACGCCGTTCACCCCGCGTACCGCGCGCGTGGTGTAGGGGTCGCAGGCATTCCAGATGCAGGTCGTGCCCTGGCTGGTATCGCGCGCGAGGAGCAGCCGTTCCAGGTCGGAGAAGACATCGAATTGCAGCGCTGGAAATCCCTGCTGAAAGGCATGGAGCTCCAGAAAGGCCGCGACGTTCTCGTCTTCGGTGAGCGCCCACCGGCGGCGCACCTCGGGCGATTCGACTTCTAAGAGGTGGAGCCGCATGTGGCGTACGCCCAGGGTATAGAGCTCCGCGATCCACTGTTTCAATCGGTCGAGGCGTGCGCCGACGGCGTTGCCGCGATGCAGGGTGACGATCAAACTCGGCGGCTGTCGGCGTTCACACAAGCGTCGAATCGCCCATTCGCTCTGCGCTGTCAGGGCCCGTGTTTTATCAAGCGTGCCCGCCTCGCGCACATCGTTCAGCTCGTCCGGTCCGTCCATTGAGATCCCGACGCTGACGCCATAGCGCGCGAACAGCGCCAGGTGTTCTTCGGTGATAAGCGAGCCGTTTGTTTGAATGGCGTTGCCGCCGAAGCGTTCGAGGCCCCAGCGGAACATCTCTTCGAGATCCGCGAACGGCATCAAGAGCGGTTCACCGCCGAACAGGGAGAAGCGATAGTTCTCCTGCGCCAATGCGCGCTTCATGGCCGCCATGTCGTACCCGGGCGAGAAGTTCCCCGCCTCGCGCATGGGGTCCTCGTAACAGTACGCACACTGCAGATTGCATTTCACACCGACCGGATTCAGTTCAATGCTCAATTGGCGTCTCCGTGTGCGGTGTCACTGTGCGTGACATCGCCGTGGGTATCGGTGTGGGAGACGTCCGAGTGCGCGACGTCGCCGTGGGCGCTGTCGGCGTGCGCCACGTCGCTATGGCTCGTCCCGTCGTTATGCGCAATGTCGACGTGCGCGACGTCTGCGTGGGAGACGTCGCTGTGGGGCGTATCGGTATGTCCGTCCTCATGGGCCTCGTCGATATGCGCGCTGTCGCTATGCCCGTCGCCGTGGAGTTGATCGGTGTGGGTGTCGCTGTGGAGATCGGCATGCCCGTCGCCGTGGTCCTGCACTAAGGGGACGTCCAAATGCGCATCGATATGGTCGGTGTGGACATCGGTGTGGGTGTCTGAATGATCGTCGATGTGCGCCGAATCCGAATGCGAATCTCCGTGCGGCGAGTCCTGAAAGACATCGTCCGAATGCGCATCGCCATGCGTGACATCAGTGTGCGAGACGTCGCTGTGGGCCGTGTCCTGATGGACCGAATCGCCGTGCACGGCCCCGTCGCCGTGCGCCTGGTCCTGGTGGGCATTATCGGTGTGGCTGTCACTATGGCTGACATCGCTGTGGGTGTCGGTGTGTGCCACATCGCCGTGCGCGACGTCGGTATGGCCGATGATCAACCCGAACCCGAGCCGCGTACTGATGTCGAGTTCGCTCCGACCGACGACCTCGAGCTCCCAGAACTGACGACTATCGATCGGGACCGACAACGTGAACTCTGTTTCGATATGGGTGCGGTAAATCGTTTCGCGGATGTGATCGATGAAAAAGGATTTCGAAATGCCGGTGACCACATCCACGATGCCGATCCGGTCGCTGATTTCGCGGCCCAAGCTTCGCGTCAGTTCGGCGGTATTGGTTACGCCGACCATGCGGCGAAACCCCTCCACCTGTGTGGTCGGTTCGCTGCGGGTGAAAATAATGTACTGGGCCAGTTCAATGCCGAAATTCGCGTTCGACTGATATGGCAGATCGATGTTCAGCGGGTTGAGGCCGAAGCGGTCGATGCTGTCCTGGTCGATCTGCGTGGCCGGAATCGGGCCGTAGTCCAGCAACGCCTGCCCGCGCTGTTGCAGGACCGTCAGCCAGCCGGCCGTCACGCCGCTGAGGGTCACCGAAAATTGCGTGGCGTTGCCTGAGAGCCCCACCGTGACGGTCAGATTGGCCGTGAGGTCGACGCCGCTCCCATCCTCGGCGGCATTCGCCACGTAATCGGTCCCAGCCACCAGCGAGACCAGCGACACGGCGCCGACGCGCACATCCGGGTTGTCCGCATCGGTCCACGGGCCGAGGATGTCGACGGATTGACCAATCGCCAGTTCTAACGGTTGGTTCAGGCTGAAGAGCACCGCGGTCGTGTTTGGACTCGGGAGCCGCGGGTGCACCGTGGTCTGCGTCGAGTTCGCGATATTCTCGGCCGAATGCGGGGCGGTGAACCCATGGGTGTTCGTGAACGTGTCCGTGTTCGTGGTGAGCTTCGTGCGACGGGTGCGGGCTTCATAGACCACCGTGCCGTCCCCGCGTTCCCACACGCGATCCAGGCCGCTCAGGGCCAAGCGATACAGTTCATCGCGGGCGCGCGTCTGTTCGTCGCGGATCCGGTCGAGGACGTAGGGGTAGACGTCAGCGCTGAGATCTTTTTCGACGGCACGTGGCTGCGAGAAGTCCGGCAGGCCATCGATGATGGTCTGAAAGACGTCGTCCCCCGTCGCATCGAGCAGGATCGGCAGGTCGTTGAGCCGCGTGCGACCCGCAATCCCCATCCACCCGATACACTCGCACCGTACGCCTTGCGCGCGATGAATGCCAGGTTCCGGGGCGATGTAGTCCAGGTATCCGGTAAATCGTGGATACGAGGTCGCGCCGACGGTTACGCGGGCGCGCACACCGATCAAGAGTTGAAACCCTGCACGACAGTTCGCGTGATCGGGCGAATAGTACCCGACCAGGTGCGCGCTATTGGTCGAGCTGTTATTCAGGATAAATGACAACGTGCCGGAATCGGCAATACAGTCGGCGACGCCACTGCCCGGAAGGCCCCGTTCCCATTGCAGACCCTCGGCGGTCCGCCAGTCGTTCACCTGGGTCCAGCCGTTGCCTCGCCCGGAGAATTCCATTTCCAAGAGAATCGCCACTCCCTTAGCCGTTCATGCCCACGAGGGCATCGCGGATCGAGCGACTGATCGTGCGCGGCAAGCGCGCGATGGCGGCTGAGAGCGCAGCGATGTCGCCGCTCGAGGAGGACCCACCGCTGAATGACTGTCCTTCCCCGCTGAAGGCGAAGTCTTCATTGCCCCTCGAAAAGAACAACGTCGGGGACGTCACACGTCCACTCCCGCCACCGGCCATCGGCACGACCTCCATGTCGCCGGTATTGGGAAAATCGCGATACCTGCTATCGTTCGGATCGAATCCCGGCGGCGCATTCACCTGCCAATCCACCGTCCCGGTCACATGCGGATCGGGAATGTTGTCGATCGCGGTGCCGAGTCCGCGGGTGATGGCATCCGTCAGCTTTTGCACGGCATCGACAATCTTCTGGAAGCCCTGCGTCATCGTTTCAGAGAATGTCACACCGGCCGCTGAGAGATCGGTGATGCTGTTGCCGTTTTCATCCGTGAGCGTCCCCATCTCCACCATGCGTTGGAGCATGGGCGCCATCGCGGCTGGAATTTCGGTGCCGGTCCTTAAGGCATCATGGACGAAAGTGTTGATCGAATCCCCCATGCGACCGAGGACGGTATCCGTTGCGATGCCAGCACCCGTCAAGACCTTGAAATCCTGATAGAGGTCTTGTGCCTGCTTGTCGAGATTTTGCCGTTGCAGGGCCGGACCGAGTTCCTCGATCGTGAAGCCATATTTCTTCACGGTATCGTCGAGGGTCTTCATCGCCTGATCTTGGAACTGCAACGAGACATTCAATTCATCGATGGCTGCTTTGTAGGCTTCTGGCGTCTTGGCATCGAGCAGATGATCGAGCGTGACACCGGCTTCATGGGCGCGTTGATTGAGCGCCGCGAGGCCGCCGGCGGCATCCACGAAGGCCTGGCGAATCGGATTGACTTGTTTCTCAGGGTCGTTGAAGAGTTTTCCAAAGAGCCCGCCGACCAGCCCGCCGAGGGCGGTGCCGAGGCCAGGAATGACCGAGCCGATCGCACTGCCGATCGTCGAGCCGAACACCTTACTCACGCCGGTCGAGAGCGCACGCCCGACCGTGCTGCCAGCACCGGACAGGAAGCCCCCAATCGCCGATCCTGCCGACTGGAGAATGTTTCCGCCGCCCTGAAACGCGCCGACGATGACCTGGCCGAGATCATTCTTGAGGAAATCTCCGAATGTTTGGAGCCCGGCACGCGCTTGGTCCAGCGTGGGGCCCACGAATTTGATCCGATCCTCAAAGTTCTTGAGTTCATCGTTCGTAATGGGGAGCACTTTGGTGCCGAGCTTGTCCAGGCCCTCCGTGAAGGCCTCGGACGGACCGAAGGCCTCATGCTGCACATCCCGCAAATGGGTGAACGATGCGACCAGATCGATGGTGTTCTGATTGGTCCGCTTCAACATCTCCATTTGGTCCTTCATCATGTCGTCGAAGGACTTCTGGATGCTCTCGTAGATCTTGGTCTGACGGGTCGCCGTATCCTCATTCACCCGTTGTTGGAATTCAGCTAAGTCCGTGGTCGCCTTTTTCCGCGCCTCATCTTGCTTCGCGAGTACCTTGTTGATCCGTTCGTTTTCGGTCGCGATCTCGTCAGCGCTGCCGGTCGATGTGGGGACCTTGAGTTGTTGCGGCAGTGTCAATGGCGATTTCACACCTGCGGTCATCTGCTTCAATTGTGTGTTGAGGTCTTCCATCTCTCGGCGGAGTTGTGAGGTGGCCTGCTGCGCTGGGGTAATACCGTCGGTGACATAGTGGGCGAACGCCACTGTCGCCTCTGCGGTGTAGCCTTTCGTCAGGCGCCACCACTTCCCTATCTCATCACCCGCTTTGTCCATGGCGCGAACCGTTTCGTCGCTCATGCCAACAGTGGCGCCCTTCAGATCATCGAAGCCACGTTTGAGGGTCGGCAGGACGGCGGCGCCCTGTTTGCCAAAGAGATCGATGGCGATGGCAACTTGCTTCGCTGGGTCCTGTACTTGGCGCAACGCATCGCTGATCGCAATGAACTGATTTTCTGGATTGAGGTTCTTGATGTCCTCGAAGGGAATTTTCAGATCCTTCAGCGCTTGGAGAGCCTTGGCGTCGCCGCCGACTAACTTGTCCTCCATTTTCGTGATCGCACCGGTCAGATCATCAATACTGTTGCCCGCCTCATCGCCAGCGATCTGGAACTTCTGCAAGCCCTGAAGGGAGACGCCGGTTTTATCACTGAGCTTTACGAGTTCGTCTGCGTCCGCGAGTAACGCTTTGCCGAACTCCACGACTGCGCCGATACTGAATCCGATGCCGACGGCGGCCGCCAATTGCTTGCCGGTATCAACTAATTTGCCCATCGCGGCGTCGACCGGCTTTGCAGCCTCGGCGATCTTCTGGAGATTCTCCGGTACGCCGAGGCCCAGCGCTTTCATTTTTGCCGCGGCTTCCTGCGCCTGTGCGCCGAGCCGTTGCAGTTCCTTCTCGGTGAGCGTGGAGACGCCGCCGACTTTATCGACGGCCTGCGCCATCAACGTCGCATCCTGAATGAGCTTCGTGCCGTTCAGGCTATTGCCAATCCGCGTGAGGGACGGAATGACTTTGTCCGCGCCGCTCGTGAGATCCTTGAGCTTGACCTCCGCTTTCTGGACGGCGTCCTGGAAGCTGGAGAAATCAGCCTGGAATTTTGCGGAAATTGGCATTAGTCGGGCTTCTGGCGTTCACGCATCATCGCGACGAGTTCGGCATAGACGTCAGGCGGCAATTGCCCCGCCCAGTCGTACTTCCATCCGCCCATGAACTGACAGAGGGCTAGGTCGCTGCGGATGCCATCGACATAGCCGGGTCGTTTTTTCGGGCCGCTTTCTCGGCTTCCTGTGATTCCTCGTACTTGTCGATCGCCTGCACGAGTTCCACGTAGGAATCGGCATCCAGGGCATTCATCGCCGATTCCGAAACCTCGACCGGCTTTCCGGTTTCATTGGTGAACGACCATGCGACGATGTATTCGGCCAGCTTCGTGAGGCCGATTTGCTCCGGATCGATCATTGCTTTCTCGCCGGCCCGCATCTCCTTCACGAGTCGACCGAAGATCCGACGCTCTTCGCCGGCGTTCAGTTCCTTCTTGATTTCGATCCAATCACCATCTGATAGCGATAGCGTGACAGTCCTCGGCTTGACGAATCGATTGCGTCCCATTTGATGCTCACTCCTGCAGACCGAGCGACGCCGTCAGCGTGCCGTCCGCGACATGCAGTTCGATGATCGGCCAGACCCATACCGATCCATTCTGGCGAGGGACGCGGAACGTTAGGGCTGACTGCGACAGCCGAAACGTATCTGCCTCGCGCACCGATCCCGTCAGCGCGAAGCCCGCATCCTTCACCGAAAGTGTCCACGTCGGCAGACTGGCGGCTGTGTGATACCCCCAGCGCACCAGTCCGTCGACACCTGTCATCACAAAGGACGGCATTCAGCTGCTCTCTAGAACGTCGATGCCCATGTGCCGTTCGCCACGAAATTGCCGGTGATCTGCACTGCGCCAGACACGCTGGTATCCATCGAGATGTCCAACCACGCGGGTCCTGAATGGAACTTGCTCGGGGCGTTTGATGACGGATAGAGGTAGAGATTCACGCCATTGGTGGAGGCCGCACCGGTAAAGGGCTTCGATTCGGTGTCGTCCCACACGCCGGCGAACGAGCCCTTGATGTCTGGCAGACCCTGCACGTAGGTCTTGTTCGCATCACCGAAGGCGGTGACTTCGATCTTGTCGGTGCTCTTGTCGATCGTCCACTTGTTGAGTTTGATCACGGCGGTCGCCACACCGCCGGCGCTGGTGGACAAGTAGATGACGCCATTGCGTCCAGGATACGCGGGCATTAGGCACTCCTCAGCCGCTCAGCGGCTTGTGGTAAATGGAGCAGTCGCGAGAGATCGCCGAGGACGGTTGCCGCCCGGTCGACCCACGACGCCTCAGCCACGCAGGCCGGGAGTGATTGCGAGACGCGATGACGTTCTTGTGGCAACGTCAACCACAGACGTATCAGCGCCGCTGCCTCGGTCGGGGTCGTGAAGGTCGGCACGCGATCACCGAAGACTTCCGCGACTTCCGCCCGGTAGTCGGAGAGATGAAACGATCCGCACGCCGCGAGTTCATACGCGCGGGGACTCAAGGAATCGCCCTGCACGCGTCGCGCGGTCCGCCCGAAGCCAGAAAACGAGCGATAGAGATTCAGCCCGATCTTGGCCCGCCGATAGAGATGCGCGGCCATCTCATTCGTGATCTGGTCCCCGCGAATGCAGGCCTGCAGCTTCGGCGCCAGGCCGAGGTTCTTCCATGATCCGTACAGGCCGAGATCGATGCCGGTCCAATCGATGCTGTTGAAAAAGGTGATGCGTTCCGGAAAGCCGGACCCCACGAAGATCACGTCGTGACACGGGAGATTCATCACCGGTATCTCGCGTTTGTGCTTCAGGGGATGCCAGCCGTGCGGCAGATAGCCGGCGTGCGGCGTGACGCTGCGGAAGTCCGGGACCATCGTGCGTTCATTGGTCCAGCAGCCGTCGACGAGCTTCGCGATCGCCATCTCCTGCGCATGGTCATACGGCGATTCCGTGAAGAGGACCGTCACTTTCAGGCCGGCCCGCTTCATCATCACGATGACGTCGGGATGGAGCAGCATCGCGGACACGATCAGCACGACGTCGACTTGTTGACGCAGGGCCATCTCCAGCGCGCCGATGCCGGCGTGGTAGAGAATGTCGGCCTGATTCGGCTTCGGAATCTCGGGGTCGTTCTTCTTCTTGATCCGCCATAGCCCGTTCAGCGCTTTGACGGAGGATTCAATCCGTGTGTCCAGGCGGTAGGGCTCCACGAAGACGCCGTGTTCGTGCAGGCCGTATTGCAGCCCATCGAAGACATCCGCGGTCGACCAGCTGGCCCCAGGGTGCACGAGCAGGATGCGCAGCGGGCGTGTGGTCACGAGGCCTCCCGCACATGCGCCGGCAGATCGTCGCCCACTTCCGCAATCACATCCTGCCGCCAGATGATGTCCGAGCGCAGCCAGCCGACGCTCTCGAGAAAGGCACAGTCGCCACCGATGAAGCCGCCCCAGATCCCGAGCTTCTGCGGGACGTTCGGGATGAAGAACATCGGCGTGCCGACATTGCCGAAGATGACGGCCGGTTCCCGCCAGAGGACCCGACCATCGGGATAGCGCATGCGAAATACCACCGGCCGATCGGGCGTGCGCGTGACCGCGTCGGCCATCGCCGCCCGGGCGCCTGGGACCTGGCGATCATCGTCGTCGAGGAAGGCGAGATGCGTGCCGCGGGCCAGGGGCATCGCGGCGTTGCGCTCCGTGCTGCCCCAATCGTGGCCCCGCGGACAGTGCAGAAACCGAACCCCGCGTTCCACGTCCGATGGCCGGATATAGGGATTCAGCTGCGCGAGCTCGCCGACCACGAGAATCTCATCGCCGGGCCAGAGCTCGATCGAGTCGAGCGCCTCGAGCAGGGACGGCCGCCCGAGTGACGGCAGAATGATGCTGATCATGCCGGCACCGCCGTCAGCGCCCGCACCCGTGAGACCGCCTGGTTGACGACGGCATCATGGGTCATCCAATACAACGAGTTGGTACGGGCGGGGTTGTCCTGGTCGGCTTCACGAAAGGTGCGGTCGGGCCGCCAGCCGCGCCAGTCGTGATCGATCGTCACCGTCGGGACCAGCACGGCGCGATCGAACGCCGCCATGACGTCGCGCAGGAACACGTCGCCCCAATAGAGCCGGGGATCATGGACATAGCCCATGGCATCGACCGCGACGCGCGCAATCGTCGAAAACGGAAAATGCGTCGGGTTGTGCGTCGAGACGCCGAGATTGAACACCCCATCCGGATAGCGATTCGCCTCGGCGAGGAGGAGCGCCGGCCAGCCAGGCGTGCGAAAGACCATGTCGTCGTTGCCCGTCATTAGGACATCGCCGGTCGCGATGGCGAGGAGTTCGCGATAAAACCGTGGGAGGCTGCTATAGCCGGCATGGCGTGGACCGACGAGCACCTTCCGGCCGCTCGCGCGGAGCAGTTCGGCCGACGCGGGATCGTCGTCATCGACCCGAAAGACCAGCTCGCTCTCCACAGAATCGCCGGCGGTGGCGTCATAGGACGCGAGGAGCGTCCGCAGGTCGTCGAGGCGGCCGCGCGTCGGCACAAGGACGGAGATCTTGTGAAACGTCATGGTTCGATCAATGGGCCCAGGTGCGCCCAGCGCGTGCGAAACGTCTCGCGATCGGCCGCAAGGTAGGCGTTGACGTTGTGGGCATGGCCGGCATCGTGACGGTTGTCGTGGCGGATGACGGCGTTGTCGACGGTCCGGATCGGAATGCCCGCGGCATGGGCGCGCATCGAGAAATCCGGGTCGGCGTAAAAGGCGTGGAACGCCGGATCAAATAATCCGCCCAGGACGGTGATGACGTCGCGATGGACAAACGGAAACGCGGCGAACGGGCGCCCATAGTAGGAAAAGTTGAACGGCGGGAGATGGCGCGGGGTCAGAATGACCGCCGGATCATTCGTTGCCTCGTGATAGAGCACGGCGAGGGCCTCGGGATCGAGCATCGATTCGTCGTTGAAGACGAAGATGTACTCGCCGGTCGCCACCGCCAGGCCCGCATTGATCGCATCGATCGGACCGTTGCGATCGCGGTACACGGTTCGGACTAACGGATCACCAACAGGGATCGCGACGTCGGTGATGATGATCACTTCGTAGGGGATCGCGCCGGCCGCCGGACCAATCGATGCGAGCGCGCCCGCCACGAGCTGTGGGCGAATCGTCGGCAAGAGCACCGTGATCTCACTCATGGACCACGAATCCCGCTCTTCGCAGCAGATCAATCAGGGCCATCCGCATGCGTGTGCGTACGCGGATGACCGCCGGGATCATCCGTTGACTCTCTGACGCGACGGGCATCTGACCTCGATTCGCCCCTCGACGGGTCTGCCGTGGTGAGGTGCCGCGTTCGAACATGGAGGCATGCTTCGCCCGACTCACCACCCGCGCCGAGGCACCGAACCGCGACCGGGACTGCGTGAGCGTGACGCCTTGTCGGAGATTGCCGGTCGGTCCTTGTGGATAGTGCTGCTCGATCGTTCGCTCCGCCACATCCGCATGCGCAAGCACAATGGCGCCGGCTTCATCGGCGAGGTCATCGGGTAATTGATGCAGCGCCTGACGGAACGCCTCTAACCCGTCCCATTGCAGCGACGCGCTCATCGGACCACCTCTTCACAGAGGCAATTCAGTTCGTCGTGCATGTCGTCGACGTCTTGCACGCCTTTCACCAGCAACAGCCGATCGCCGGCGACGCGCGCATTCGGCGTCGTGCCTCCGAGATAGATCGCCGTGTCCACGGTGACCTGGGCGTGATACCGCATGTTCACCTGGCTGAGAATCACGCGGCCGTTGTCCTGCGGCGACAGCGCCTGAATCTGGACCCAGAAATCACTGGGTGTCAGTGGTTCCCAGAAGCCATCCGCGTCATCCGTCTGTTGCGGATTCCTCCAGAGCGTGACCTTCCGGTTCTGTCGACCTGGCCGCATTTACCCGACCCCCAGGGCGGCCCAGGCATCGCGGTAATCGAGGTCGTAGGTATCCGGTGGCGCCCAATACAGTTTGTCGATCCAGCACGCTTCGGCCGCGTCGCGCGCGCCTTTGGCATTCGGGTCCATCCCGTCTCGATCGAGATCGAGGTAGGTCAAATAGCTCCGGATGCCCTGCTTGATGCGCTCAGGAATCAGCGTGGGACTCGTCCAACCCACGACGTAGGTGATCAGGATCCGCGCTGCCAGGCGATCGGCCTGAACCACTGGCCAGACCTTCAGTGGGGCCCGGGTAATCTCAGCCGGCCTGGCGGTGGCATCCACGAGATAGTTCGAGGCCGCGAGCGACTGCAGCGTCCCCAGGCTGTCGTAGTACTGCACGAGGACAGCCGTCGAGGGATTCGCCAGCGCGTCGTTCTGCAGCTGCATCGCCATGGGCAACTGGATCCGATCGGTGAAATCGCTGAGCGCCAATTGCCACGTTTGCGTGAAGAGCCCATAGCCGAGGGATTGTTCCGCCGCTTCGCGGGCCGTTTTCAGGTACGACAGCGTGGTGGCGTTGCTGTCATCGCCCGTGATCCGCGCCTGATCCTTCGCTTGCTGCAACGTGATCGGCTCCTGTACCGGTGGCGCGATCAGCCGATACGCCGCGCGGACGCCGCGTCTCACTGCGCTTTGCCTTTCCGCACCACGGCGCGTTCCGTGGGTTCGACGACGGCGGTGGCGATCTCCTCGCCCACCAGCACCGCGAAGCCGTCCTTGATCCAGCCGCGCATTTCTGGCGTCAGCTTCGGAACCTCAATCCGCTGGCCGGCCTGAAATGGGAAGTCAGGATTCTGGGACGGCGTCGTGTGCAGGAACTTCAGAATCACGCGGTGCCTTCGATCGGGCTGGAATATTGCTCCGACGTGCTGGTCGGTTGGGTCGCGGGCAGCTTCCGGGTCCGCGACTGAATCACTGTGATCGAATCGATGGTCGTGGAGGTGCCGCGGGTCACCCGGCAGCGCACGAATTGCTCGAGCGGACGCCGGATGGTCAACATCAGCTGATTATTGGTGGCGTGCGTGACCAGCGTGTCCTTGAGATCCGCGGCGGCGCCCATGCCCGTCACGATGTCCTGCTGGGCACGAATGTTGTTGTTCGCCGCCGGCGTGCCGAGTCGCACCACGAAGGTAATTTCTTCGAACCCCGACGTGTCATAGGCGGCGCTGTCGATCGTGGTGGTACCCGTCGCGGTCGGTGCTTCGACCGTGACTTTGTTGTCATCTAGAAACATCGGAACCCTCCTGGGATCTGTCCGAAGAGGGCGCCAGCCAGCCACGGCCAGCGCCCACCCCAGAAGGCGTTACGCCTGAGTCGCGTACTTGATCGGATGCGTGCCGGCGTCGAGCAGATCGCCGTCATGGCGCGAAAGCGCCAGGAAGGCCACCTGGCCGAGCACGGCGTACAGCTCATCGAGCCTGATGACGGTCACATCCCGCACGTCTCGGATGATGTACTTCGAGAAATCTCCGAAGAGGATTGACTTGACGCCCGTTGCCGGGGTCGTCATCGACTGATTGATGACGTAGGGATACCCGAGAATGGTGTCCGCCTGGCCCAGCGCCAAGCCCGGCACCCACAACGGTTGGCCCGTGGTATCGCCCGAGTACTGCAATACCTTGATCTTCTTGAGCATCTTCAGCCCGCCGTCATGGAACATGAACCGGCCATTGGGCCGATAGGCCGGGTCCACCGAGTGCACGAGATCGACGATGTTGTCGTAGCTCGCGGAAGCCACGCCCGAGAGCGTGACCGAGCTGGACGTCGCGGCCGTGACCACGCCGTTCGGCTGTGAACCGGTGCCGGTGGTGAAGTGATCGTTCGTGATCCGCGCAATGCGGTTCCCGAGGGCCTCGCCGAGAAAGGCATTGGCGTTGATCGACGTGTCCTGGAGGAACTCGATGGACGCCAGGATGTACTTCGAGGAGTATTTCCACGCATCGAGCACGAGCTGGCCGAAGGTCATTTCCAGCTCATTCGAGGTCGTGTTTTCCCCGATGATCTCGCCCTTGTTGCCAGTGTCGTTCGTGGTCGGAATGGGCAGTGGCCCACCGGTGGCCGTGCGAATGACCGTGGCCACCTGGCGCATGCCGGCGTAGTTCAAGAGGGCGACTTCGAGCGATTTCATCGTTTCGTCGGCCGTGGTGTAGCCGCCGGTCGTCGTCGTGGACTGGAGTCCGGTCAGGGCGGCGCGCTCTTCCTCCTGCTTCTCGCGCCACATCCGGAAATCGTCCTCACTGGCCCGCAGGCCCATGCCGTACGGCATCGTCGGCTTCAAGGCCGGCCCCAACCGGATGGTGAGCTGCTTCGACTGGGGATTGATGCCGCAGCGTTTCGCCAGGGCGATCTGCGTATCCGTCAGGGAATCCGCCACCGGCGATCCGGCACACATCCAGGCCCGCAGCGCTTCGCTGCGGTCGCGGTCGGTGATCTTTCCGAATGATCGAGTGTCCTGCTGCTGGCGGGTATCGACGGGATTCGGCTCGCTGCGTCGCCCATCGCCGCCAGCGGTCACTGATTGCGTCTTCTCGATGCGCTGGATCTGCTTGGTCAGCTTCTCGATGTCGGCGTGAATCGCCTCGAATTTGGTGTCTTCCTCTTTCGTCAGATCACGTTTTTCGGTGGCGGCCAGCGTCAAGAGATCTTCGGCCTGTTTCGCCAGCATGCCTTTCTGCTGGCGGAGTTCGATGAGATTTTCGGTGAGATCCATGAGTCGTCCCTCAGTCGTGCGATGAGGAACGGCCCGAGACACATGGCAGGAGCGCGACCCACGCACGAACTCAAAATTGAGATTCGTGTGCGTATGTGGGTGCGCTCGATCAGCGTCGAGGCGCGACCAGGATTAACGCTTGGGCCGGTTGACTGAGCAGCGTCAGTCGCCGGCCGGCAAGCTCACTGTGTAAGTGGAACTATTCTGTAGACGAATGCCCGCGTTGAGGAGTTTTTGACGCCGAAATAGCCGCCCGGCGGATCAGCGAAGGAATCGAGGTCCCACGCTGTCGCGCCAATTGGTCGAGCCGATCGTAATCGCCGGCCGAGATCCGGACGCTGACGCGTACGGCATCTTCGACCTCGCGCGGACGACCTACTTGGCGAGTTGGGTCCTGTGCCATTTGCGTCGCATTTCCACGCTATTGCTCGACCCGAAGGTGTCACGCCTAAAGGCCTCGAGCGACCGCATCGCCACGTCGACGTTCGTCTGCTCATAGGCCGGAAAGGTCACGACGCTGACTTCTGACAGCTTCATGTCCGTGACGGTCCGGATCGGAATCTTCCCCTCATAATTCCATTCATCCGCCAGCGTCCGGAATCCAAAGGACATGCCAGAGACGTCGCCGCGCGCCACACTGCGCATGATGTCGGCCGCATAGGAAATCTGGGTGTCGGGTTCGATCGAAACACGCAGACCCGTCGTATCTTTCCGGAGGCCGAGCGTGCCCGCGCGCACGCGGCCCAGAATTTTGGCGCTGTCATGATCGACCAGCGCCCGCACGTCGGTGCCTTCCTTCAGGGCGCGATCGACCGCATCGGGACTGATGATCTCGCGGAAGCCGCCCAGGTCGACCGAGAGCGAATTGAAGACGATGGCATAGCCGTTCAGGCGCTTCGCATCCTCGGCGCTCACGCGACATTCCGTAAACGAGCGACGCTCTAGGTCCGACATGCGGCCTCCCCTTCTTGTATCAAGCGATCGGCCACGCGTTCGGCCCGTTCTGTTTCCCATCGCGTCAGCAGGCGCGCGAGCGCCGCGGCCATTTCCTCACCATCGTCCGTCTCGGCGACATCGCTGAGACTGCGCCGGGATTCATCGATGTGTCGCGTGACTTCTCGCTCGAGCAAAGCCTCAGCATCCAGCCCGGTGCAGGCCGCCCACGCCAGGAGTACGGGCCGCAGGGCGGCGCGGCAGGCGTCCTCATGGAGCGGATAGAACCGATCGATCCACCCCTGAAGTTTTTCTGGGGTCTGCTGCGCTTTGCGGGCCCGCTCACATTCCCGATACAGCAGCCGCTCAATCGTGTCGACCATGAGCGCCCGATGCGAGCTCCGGACGGCCGCCAGGCGCGCTTCAGCAGCCCGCTGCTGCTGTTCCCGAACGGCCGCGGCCGCGTCCAGCGCTTTGGCTTTCGTCTCTTCGCTCACAGCCCGAGCTTCTGTCTCGAGCAGGGCCTTCTGGAGTCCCTGCGCCATTTCTTCGTATTTTGCGACTTGAGCCCGAAGCTCCGCATTCAGTGCTTCCGATGGCGTCAACTTCAGCAGCAGTTCATTACGTTCCCCCTCGAGCGTCAGGAGCTGCGCCATGAGATTAGCGGCCCTGTCGGAGAGTTCAGTATGCGACGTCTTGGCGGCATCCCGTTCACGTTCGGCCACGCCCAGCATGACGTCGGTATCGTTTTTGGCCGCCTGCGCCTCCGTGAGATCGGCGGTCAATGCGGCCCGTTCCTTCTCGAAGGCGATCCGATGGGCGTCTGATTCTTGAATCAGTAGGGCCCGCGCATCGGCGACGTCAGCGATCCGCACGGCCTCGAGCGCGGCGAGCGCCGTGGTTTTCTCTGCGACGGTATCAGCCTTCGCGACCTGCGCCGCTTCGAGATCGCGCACGAGCGCTGCCCGGTGCGTCTCAAAGACTGCCCGTTGTTGTGCCGCTGATTCGGCGGCCGCGAGACGAAGCGCGTCGAGATCTGCGGCATGTTTTGTGTCGAGGACCTGGATCGCCTCTTGTGTTGACTGGATCGTTTGCTTCGCGATCTCGCGATCGGTTTCCAGACTGGCGACCTGGGCGGTCAATTCCCCGATCCGCGCCTCAGCCTTGACGGCACGCTCGGTCTCGGCCTGAAGCCTCGTGGCATGCTCGGCCATCCGCGCCTCAATCTCGGCCGGATCCGCGGCAGTCTTCGGCGGCGCCGGCACGATGTTCGGCAACGCCGGCGGCGCCGCCTTGGTCTTCGCGATCTCGGCGTCAATGATCTCGTCCAACCTGTCGAGCGGGACCATGTTCCGCATGACAAACAGACGATCTCCACCTGGGAGCGGATCGAGGTTTTCGCGATCGCGTATTTCGTTCGGCGTGATCCCGCCGACATTAAACTGCGCGGTATAGAGCGCTGAACGACCGGCCGCATCAACACTGAGCAGGTCCTTGGTCTCATGCTCGATGAACTGGATTTTCCGTTCCATCGAGTTGATCAGTTTGCGTTCGAGCTCCTGTTCCCAGAGCTCGAGCCAGGGCCGCAGACAGGACGTGTAGTAATCGAGATTTTGCTGTTCAACGTTGCTGAATGTGGCATCCGCGAGATCGGCGAGCTTATGCGGGGGCATCTTGAACCACCGGGCGATCTCTCGAATCTGAAAGACCCGCGTCTCGAGGAATTGCGCATCGTTCGGCGGGATCCCCATCCGCGCGTACGTGGCATCGTTGTAGAGGGCGAGTAATTTGTGCGCGCGCTCGACGCCCTGGTGCTGTTTATTCAGGACGTCCATGACATTGTCTTGCGCGGGCTGGGTCGGCCTCGGTCCCTTATACGAAATCACGCCGCCGAACGTCGCGCCGTTCCCAAAAAAGGTGGACCCGAATTTTTCCGCCGCGAGGCCGAGCCCCATCGATTCTCTGGCTTTCGCGACCACGGAATACCCGGTGATGCCGTCGAATCCCAGCCCGGGCACGTGAATCATGTCGGCGGCGTCGAGCACCGTCGGCGACCCGGTATTGTTGGTGACCCGGTACTGCAGCCCGCGGCCTGCACGAAAGGGTGTCACGCGGTCAGGCGTGATCGGCCACAGGGCGACAGGCCGATTGCCACCATCGCGTTCGATTTCTGAATAGCCGTTCCCCCAGGTCAGCGCATGCGCCTGGATCGTGCGGCGCCAGACCATCGTTGACATTTCTGGATTCGGCGCATCATGGAGCAAGGGATACAACCGGTGATCCTCGAAGCGATCTTTGCCGCCATTCGGTAAGCGCTTATAGAGCATCAAGGGGAGCGACGCGATGTCATCAGCAATCAGGGAGACCGCCGCGAAGACGGCTGAATAGTTGAGGGCGGTTTCTTCCGTGATCGAGACGCCGGCGCTTGTAGGCGTGCCACCCACATAGCCAGCGAAATCTTTGGCGCTCGTCGACCATGGCCCGAGCGTCCGCGATCGGATCGCATAGACCATTCGCTGAAACCAAGTCGCCGGCGCTTGCTGATGAATGACACGAATCAGATCAGTGCGGGCCATTTAATGCACCTGCCTGCGCGTCACGCGCACCTGTTGGCCATTCGGCATCTTGACCAATTCAGATTCTCCTGGTTTGAGTGTGACGACCACCTGACCGAAGCCGCCGCGCGGGTCTGGGTACGGGATCGCGATGCTCGGCTCGTCGATCACAATCTCGCGCGGAGTATTCATAGCCACTCCGCCATCACGCCAGAGGCCTGCGCCGGCATGCGCAACTGAAGGGCCGTCGCGATCGTGGGACCGATCACCGGATCAATCCGGCCACGGCTCTTCCCTTTCACGAACATCAAATTGTCTTTGCCGTCCCGCTGGCCCACGGTATTGGAGACCGACCATGCGGTCACCGGACAGCCACGCGCATCAATATCCCCGGCCAGAATGTCGGCCTGGACGCGCAGGCAAGCTGAGCTCATCCCCGCATACGTCTGCGGCACGGCGAGGACCTGTTCTTCAGTGAACCCATCCTCCTGGACGAGTTCCTCGATCAGCTTGTCCGCATGCCAGGGGTCGAAACCGATCCGTTCGATGTCGTACTTCGTGCGCAGCTCCGCGAGCGTCTCGCGAATCACCCGATGATCGAGCCGCACGCCCGGCGTCGTTTTCAGCCAGCCCTGCTGCGCCCAGATGTCATAGGGCGCCCGATCCCGATGCGCACGGTCCTTGAGGGTATCCGCCGGCGTCCAGATGAATTGCAACCAGCGCGTGTGTGGGCGGCCAGGCGCCGGCGGAAAGACCAGCGTGAGATCCATAAGGTCGATCTTCGAGGCGAGGTCGATGCCGACAAAGCAGGGTTCGTGCTCGAGCTCCGCCGGATCCCACGTCGACTGCCCATTCCGCCAGCCCTCGAGCGAAAGACAGGGCGCCGTCGAGTTGACCCAGAGATTGAGCCGCTTCTGTTTGAACTCCGCGGCCGCGCTCGGCATCTGCTTCGCTTTCGCGGCCAATTTCCGGACATCGTCGGGATTTACGGCGCCGCCCCAATGTGGATTGGCCTTCTGCCAGGTCGCCTCGGCCCACGGATCATCGGCCTCGTCGGCGTGCGCAATGAAGGCGAAGAATGCCAGTGTGGAGGCATCGTCCTCCAAGACCCCGTCGAGAATTTTGCAGGCGTAGTCGTGCTGATCGCCACACGGCGACACCGGATCATCGCCCGCCGTCGTGATCTGGAAATTCAGGAAGGTTTCGCGCGCGCCGGTCGCACTCTCCATCACGTCGATCAGGGCCCGCGTCTTCATCGCGTGGAATTCATCCGTGATGATGAGGCTGGGGTTTAGGCCATCCGTCGTATCGGAATCCGATCCCAGCGGCTCGAGCTTCTGCGCGGTTTTGTTCCGATGGAGATTATTGGCGTTGACCTCGATGCGCGAGAGCAGGCTCGGCGACGACAGCACCAGGCGCTTGCAGTCACCGAAGACGATCTTGGCCTGCTTTTCCTTGGTCGCGATGCAGTACCCTTCCGCGCCAGGCTCACCCTCGAAGAACGTCACGTACACCGCGACGATCGCCGCCTCAAACGATTTGCCATTCTTGCGGGGAATTTCGTTGTAGGCCGTCGTGAACCGTCGCAGACCGGTGTCGACGTGACGCCAGCCGAAGATCGATCCGAGCCGAAACACCTGGCAGGGCGTCGCGTCGAAGGGATGACCGGCCCAGCGCTTCCCCTTGTAATGCTTCGCTTGCTTCGCGAACTCTAGAAATCGCAGCGCGCAGGGCAGCAGTCTCTTCCCATTTCGCGCTTCCCACAGAAACCGGTACGGAAAGCCTGGCGTATTCTCCCGAGCTCGATCGCGGAGATGTCGGACGCAGGCCAGCCGATGGTATTTACCAGCCGGGATCTCGCCGGCGACGACCGACCGTGCGTAGTCGTCGACCGGGTTAGTTGATGGACGAATCATCGGCCTCGTCGAATTGGCTCATCGGATCATCAGGGATCGATTCGCCCGTTCCGCCCACCGGTTTCGGGGCACGAATCGAAGACGCGGGATTCAAGATCAAATCGTTCTCATACAGCCGACTCGCGAGCAACCATTGCCGAAGTTCCTTTCGCACGTTCGAACGCTGCTCAACATCCTGGCGCTTTCTCGAGGTGAGCGCACTCCGGAGATCCGCCACGACCGCCAGTGACGTGCAGTACTTGGCGAGGGTATCTCTCGCCTTCAGCGTCAGTCTCCGCTCCGCGGCGAGCTGCGGCGCGTAATACCGCCAGAACGTCTGCTCTGATTTCGAGAGACCCGGCGGCGGATCGCAGACCAAGATCGGCGCGTCGGCGTCGCCCTTCTGCCGATGATGTGGACGTTCCCGGCTGCCGTGCAGGGCCCGCGCCAGGGCGTCCTGCGGCAAGGGCCCCGTTTTCCCGTGTCCTCCTCGTGGCATGTGTCAAAGATTTTCCGAGTCCCTGAAATCCTTTAACCCGTCCACACGCGGCTGAGGC